CCGCCGCAGAGAATGCTCGCCGGATCACTACCGGCGGCGGTTTTATGGGTGGAATTTGCACAAAAATTAAAAATATGGAGGAGCGAGAAAATGAAAATTATAGAAAAATCGAAAATGCCTGACGGTACAAAGATACAACTAGAGGATTGGCACGATAAAAACACAAAAGATTATATGGATTTATATGGCTATGAGATAGGTGCATATCCAGTTGCTAAAAATTCCGGTTGTTGTGGATGGGTAAAATCCGGGGAAAAATTTAGGATATCAATTAGTTATAATAAATATGCAAATTATACTGATGAAATGGTGTTGAGTGATTTTGAATCGTTAAAAAATGGAGAAAAAACATTATCAGATTTAAAAGATCATTTTTTTAATAACTTTAAAGATCAATTTTATTTAGGAATTATAGATTTTGAACCTTGACAGCCATTGCAGAGGATGCCAGCCGGGAGCGATGCCCGGCAATGGTTTTACCCGGAAACGGGAAAAATTGAAAATATGGAGGAATAGGAACATGACAAGAATTGAAAAAATGCGAAAAGATGGATACCCAAATATCATAAAAGGGAACGGAGGTTTTAGAGCGTATTTGAAAGATATGCAACCTTTAGGCGGTGGAGATTATATGGCTATATATCGCTATCCCGGCGGGGAATGCTGTCATAGCCTGGAAGAAATACAAAAATGCTTTGAAATCATCGAACAATAGCCGCCGCAGAGAATGCTCGCCGGATCACTACCGGCGGCGGTTTTATGGGTGAAATTTACCCAAAAATTAAAAATAGGAGGTTGCCAGGATGAAAGAAAAGAACCTTGAAAGACTTTACAAGCTGTTAGAGTGTGCGGAACGAGAACACGACACAGAGACAGCCGCCGCCCTGCGGTGGGCAATTTTTGAACTTGAAAACAGATAAAAGACGGCTTACAACCGTCTTTTTGTCGTGTTCAGTGGGATCTGATGCCGCCTGGCGGTCTATTTGTGTTACTCTTCCACCGGATCCGGTCAGATCCTGCACCCGGATATATTGACGGCTTGCGCTGTATTGGTGTACAATCAAATATTACAAAGGGGATTATACAAAATGCGAAAAGTGGGAATTGGTCATGTATATGACATCATGGAAAGCGTATCGGATGCCGGGGAACGGTTGGAAATAGTTATACGGGTTGAGACTGCCGCCGGTGGTCTGTCTCCGAAATCTGCGGAGCTGTTGCGGTCTGCGTATGATTCTATGCTTTCGGCAGTCGGAGACCTTGCGAAAGCTGCGACACGGTGAACGGGTGACAGGTCCAGGGATTGCACTGCAGAAACGAAAAATGTTCCATGCCCTGAAACGGTCTGAAAAAATCTGCGAAAAAACTCTGAAAACGGATTTTTCAGCTTGAAAAGTGCTACCCAGGGGGGATTTAAAATTTTTAGCACGAAAATTGTAGAAAAATTTTTCTTTCAAAAACCTCTGAAAATGAGATTTTCGGTTGAAAATGCAGACCTACGGGGGTATCAAAATAAACACATTAAAATTTTTTCAATACTTCACATCTATTTATCGACAGAATACCACAAATGTGTTAAAATTTTATAAAATTCAAAATGAAAGGGGTAATTACTCTATGAAACAAAGTGGTTTAGGAATTGCTTCGATGATTTTAGGAATCATCAGTATTTTGACAGCTTGTATAGCTTTCGGAATTGTGCCGGGAATTATAGGTGCTGTTCTTGCTATCATTGCACTATGTCAGAAAGACAAGAAACACGGCACTGCTATCGCAGGACTGACTTGCTCTATTATCGGAATTATTATTTTTGCCATTATGGCATTGTTTGTAAATAGTGTATCCGATAGTAACAAGGAATCTACCGGCACACAGGCATCTGTTTCTGCAATACAAGAAAGTTCTACCGCAGTATCAGAAAGTACACCGGAATCAAAAGTTGAAGAAGCGGAAGTACCGAGTGGTACTGTTATTTCTCCCGGTTACACATTCGATGCGGACGGCTTGCAAGTCACAATCAATGACTTTGACCTTGACTTCACTGATTATGAGGATGAATACGGTTGGAACGCTCCTGCTGATGGAACAAAATACATTATGATTGATGTTTCTTATCAGAACAACAGCAAAGATGATAAGTATGTAAGCATCTACGATTTCCAGTGCTACGCAGACAATACAGATTGTGAGCAGAATTACAGTGTTGTTGATAGTTCTTCGTTAAATGCTAATCTTTCAAGCGGAAGAAATACCTCTTACAAGATTGCATTTGTAGTTCCGCAGGATGCGCAAAGTATTGAACTGGAATACGAAACAAGTTTATGGACGGGTAACAAAGAAGTTATCAAATTACAATAGAATATAGGATTATAAGGGCATCCGCAAGGGTGCTCTTATTTTTTATGTTGCGAACCCATGTTCTGCATGATATAATATGTGTCAGTTAGGAAGTCTTGCATCACGTCCGGTGAGTGAAAGCTGATTAGACAGCCTAGATTGCAACCAAGACCCGGAATAAAGACAGACCAAAAAGAGATTGGAAGTTCGCTACTCCAACAGTAACAGGGGTAGTGGGCTTATTTTTATGATCTTCTACCCTCTCATATAAGACTACGGGAGGTAATGAAAATGAATGAACTGGAAGTATTTAAGAATGAAGACTTTGGAGAAGTGAGAACTGTTTTGGTTGATGGTGAACCTATGTTTTGTCTGGCTGATGTATGCAGAATATTGGATATTTCCAACAGCAGGAATGTAAAGGAACGTCTTAATCAGAAGGGTGTATGCAGTATGGACACCCTTACAAATGGTGGTATGCAGGAAATGACTTTCATAAGCGAAAGCAATTTGTATAAAACAATTTTCCAAAGTAGAAAGCCGGAAGCCGAAAAATTCTCTGAATGGGTAACTGATGAAGTTCTACCATCCATTCGCAAAACCGGAACATATTCTGTGGAGCAGTCTACACCGAATGTACCTATTACCTATCGTGATGCTGTGGCACAACTTTTGGAAAGCCTTGACCGGGAAGAGGAATTGAAAGCACAGCTTGATACTTCCAAGGACTGGTACTCTATTAAACGTGTAGCGGCTCTGAATGGTGTGTCATGGAAACGTTTTGACTGGCGAAAGCTGAAAGCTACCGGAATTACAATGGGATATGAAGTAAAAAAGATATTCGATGCAAATTATGGCGAAGTGAACACTTATCACAAGTCCGTATGGGAAAAGGCATATCCGCAGTATGAATTGTAGAAAAATCAAGAGAGTGACACCACTCTCTTATTTTTTGAAAAAGTGCTTGACTAATTTATGTCACACGTATATAATAAAGGTGTGACAAGAAAGGAAGTGAAAAATATGTCACCAGTAGGTAGACCAAAGGCTGAAAAGCCAAAGGCTAACCGCTTTAGCATAAGGTTGGATGATGAAACAGAACAGAAATTAGAGAAATATTGTGAAGAACATCAGATAACCAAAGGCGAAGCAATAAGGCAAGGTATACACTTGCTGTTAGCAAAAAAATAGAGTAGTTGCTATCCCATCAAAGACTATCAACTACTCTCCCACTCCCAAAGAAGTGATAATTTATTTTAACATCTTCTCTTGGGAAAATCAATCAAAAGGAGAAGAAAATCATGGAAAAATTTTTAGAAATCGTATTTGAAAGTCAGATTATCAACACAGCGGAAAAAGGAGATAAATCATCAGAATATTTTAAGCCGTTCTTTGATAAGCTGCAGCAAATCGTGAGTGAAAAGGTCTTTGAAGAACTCATGGATTCTTTTTCAGAATGTGAAGTGAATACTATTAACTACTATGCAGTAGAGGGAATGAAGCTGGCAATCGGTATTATGAACGGTTCTTACGTTCCACAGATTTAGGAGGTAACATATGACGGAACTTGTAAACGTTGAGGGAACAGAGTTAAGTATTAGAGAATACAATGGTCAGATGGTTGTTACTTTTGACGATATTGACCTTGTGCATAAAAGACCAAGTGGCACAGCGAGAAAAGCGTTTAACAGAAACAAAAGGCACTTTATAAATGGCGTTGATTATATTGTTTTGGAAAAAGAAAGTTCTAATGTCCACCGGGTGGACATTAGAAATATTGATATTCCAAACAGAGGTATTACTGTATTCACCGAGAGTGGATACCTTATGCTCGTAAAGCCATTTAAGGATGATTTATCATGGAATGTTCAACGTACACTTGTAAATGCTTATTTTGCGGTAAAGAATCAGCAACAAACCACAGCAATCGAGGAAAAGCCGACATTAGAGTTTGAAACAGACTGGTTCTGCATCAACCGTGGAAAAATCAATTACATCTGCCGTTGCTACGACATTACATCAAAGGAATACATGCACCACTTACTTGAAGTTTTGGGAAGAACGTATAATTTTGATGAAGCAAAGAGAATTTACAGCGCAACGACCGGAAACTGGAAATGCAGAAATTCCGAAGTAATCACATACTTCCCACAGCTTTCAGACCTTGCATCTAAAATTATTCAGAAAGACTTAGAGGACTGTGCAAAAGAAGAGACCCCATAACAGGGGTCTTTTCTATGCCATTATTTCCATGTATCCGCTTATCAGTTCATCAGCAAGCGAAAACACTTCTCTTCCGTAGGTAGCCAAAAAATCAGCAACAATCTCTTCTGTCTGAATATCCATAGTCAGATTGTAGGATAAACAGAACGCATGGCACAATTCATGGCACAGCACACGGTCATAGAAATTACCATGAATCATATTTGATATGTAAATGTCTCTTGTGTTCCTATCAGTCATGCCAAAAGTATATGTACCATCAGAACGCATCAGCATAGGGCTGTGACTTCCTACAAGCCTTAAATTCCAGTCCATTCCATTTATCGTGAACAACTTACCACCTCCAACATAAAAGGGGCTAAATAAGCCCCTTAAGTGTGTTATACAATTTTTGTTACCAGTGTAGAAAGATTGTTTCGAAGTACCGTCTTTTCTTCCGGTGTTGCATCGTTGATGATTTCCGTCATGTCATTTGCCAGTTCGGTCATGTAGATTTTCAGATCACGGACTTTTGCTTCTTTGTCCTGTTGTGTATTCGCCTTATGCAGTTCCTTATTTTCCATGTAGGTTCTGCGGCTCATGCCACTTCTTCCCTCTCTTGCATCACGCATACCGGATGAAGAAGTTTCAGTGTAGTACATACGTCCCATATCTCTGTCCATGTCGCGATACATTTCCGGTGTCATGTGGTAGTCCGGCTCAATATATCCTCTGCGGTAGGTTCCACGACCTTTAGGTGCAAATCTGCCGTCAGCATAGCGGTAATGGTCATAAAAACGTTTACCACCGTCACCGTAACGCTCAAACATTTCCATGACTTCTTCCGGGTCATATTCCTGCATGGTTTTTGTCAGTACACGGTAGTACATAGCTTCCGATAAGTCTTTCATCATGTCGATGACCTTTCCCATTTCGCAAGTGTCTACATGGTCGATGCCCTTGTCAAACTGCGTTTTAGCACATTCAGAAAGTTTTTCAATCATTTCATGCATTCTCTTAACATCCATGATTTTTCACCTCCTACGCTTCACGAACGGCAATCAAATTGCTGTTCTGCACTTCAATAGCTTGCGTAGAAGGGTTCTGAACGGCTACCGTACTGCAGCATCCACGAGGAACATCAATGTAAGCCTGCGCAGATACATTGAAGAAATTCTCTACTGCTGCCGGAGTTACAATCATTCTTGTGGACTGTAAAGGTTCCCCGTCTACCGCCAGTGCAAGGGAAATTTCCCCAACAGTTCCACCAGTGGGAATCTGAATGTTACCGGAATAACTTACAAGGAATCTTGCACGACACTGATTAGTGATACCTCTTAACTTCACAATTCCGGATCCCTCTCTGTGAGTGATACAACCACTTCCATTTACGGCAGTTTCGGTAAAAGCAACGTCTGCTCCTGCTGCCACAGTCTGTAATGCTACTGCTGTATATTCAGCCATAATAAATACCTCTCTTTCAAAATCAAAGGGGCAAACCATATAGTCTGCCCCATGTTGTCAGTAATTCTGCATAGCAGACATAACCTTAAGGTTAAGTTACTCGATATGCAGTTTTAGCATCCGCAACCAGTGTTGCAACCGCATCCGTAATATACGTTAGGGTTAGGAACCTGGTATGCAGGAATGGGCGCAGGATTCACAGCGTTAATGATCTGCTGTGTCTGTGCACTCATGGCAGTAGTCAGAAGAGCATTCTGACGATCCTGAGAAGCGGCTCTGCGCAGATCGTTGTTCTCTGCCTGCAGAGTAGCGATCTTATCCTGACATAAGTAGTCAAGGATTGCTCTCGTACCGGCATTCTGACTGTCGATAATATCACGAGTGTTGTTATTCATGGTGTTCTGCAATGCGCAAGTATTCGTTGCCATATTGTAGTTTACACCCTGGATAGCTTCACGGGTATCGCAGCAGCACTGTGCTAACTGTGCTTGTAAAGCGTTAGCATTCTGCATTCCTGCTACGGTGTCTGCATTGATAGCCTGTTGGATGCCATAGCCAGTCTGTAAAATGTTGGTATTTACGCCATTAAATCCGGTAAGCATACCGTTGTTTACAGCGTAGAATCCGTCACACAGACCGTTGTTGATTCCGTCCAGTTTACCGATGATAGTCTGGGTGTCGAACCCTCTTTGCAATGCAGAATCGGTGTAGTAACTGGAATTAGAGCCATTACCGCCCCATCCATTACCGCCCCAACCGCCAAAAATCGCAAAAATTACGACTATGAACCAGAGCCATCCACCGTCACCAAATGCACCATTATTTCCGTAGCCATTTCCGGCAGCCGGAATAACAGGCATGGTAAAAGGACTGTTGTTTGTTTCAAACATATTAGATTACCTCCATAATTTTATTCATAAAGAGGTCTCCCGGGTTTTGTGCACAAACCTCTAATATGCTGTTAAAAAGGAAACTGACTTTTTATCTGTCTTATTACATCATCAGGATTTATACCTTTCGTTTTGCAGATGTTTCTCGCAAGATTTTCTACTCCTTGGAAATCACCTTTTTGAGCCATCCCATAAGCGTTTTTTACCATGTCGTTAGACATGATCTGGCTGTTCCCCATCATATTTTGTATAAACTGTTGCGGATTCCCCATTGACTTAAGCATCTGCATCATCCTTTCTTTGCGATTGTGGAGTTTTTCTTTGCGATTGCGAAGATTTCAACTGCTCAATCTTTTGCTCTAATTCATCGAAACGCTTCATAAATACCGCTGTGGCTTCGTCTGATAGGTCAAATTTTGCTTTTTCTGTTTCTGACGGTAAATTGTTAGGGTCTGCATCTAAAACAGGCTTGTAAAGCCTTGTATAGATTTTTCCATCTGCTCCCCAGGATTTAGCATAGATCTCCGACAGGTCCTGTTTTGGGAAAAATGCTGTGTTTCCATCCATAGGAACCTCATTCGGTGCTATGCACTCTTGCGCCGGTACAATACGACCGTACATCTGTACTGTGTTTTGCTGTGGCTGTTGCATAAACTGCTGTGGCTGGAATTGTTCCTGCTGTGGCATAAACTGTCCGTACATAGGTGTTCTATACTGCGGATTGAAATAGTTCGGATTCATAATCGGCTGCGGCATGGCTGTTCTCCCTTTCTTCCATTGATTCTATCTGTTTCGCAATTTCAACTTCATCAAGTGTCTGATATGTCGGCTTGTTCATAAGTCCCAACGGACTGAAATTCATAAGCATTACCCGTTTCTCCTAAAACTTCCTCGATCACATGAACCATGATTGACTGATACTTAATCGGCACTTCCCTTGTACGTTCTTTGCTGAATATATGTTCCAGTGTTTCATCTGAAAATTTGAATTTTCCCATAAGGTCATCCCTCCTTATGATTAAATTTTTGCATAAAAAAAGTCGCATATAGTGACACATATACGACACTTTTGCGACAAGCAAAAAAATATTCAGTTTTAAAAGTATGATAAATACGGCATTAGCACATCCTATTGCCACTCCGATAACAATAGGTTCTGCTAAAAATTCTTTAATTGAATTTCAACATCACCATTGACAATCACAATCCTTGATATTATGCTTTTTAATATATTGTTTTTCTCTTTCTTGTCGATATGCGCCCACACATCGGCAAGTTTTTTTATGTTCTCGTAAACAACTTCTTTCTTTTGACTGTTTCTTTCGTTTTTTTCTTCCTCGGTTATCTTTACTTTCATTTCAGAAATGCTTTTTTCAGTGTTCTTAATCATTTCTAAAACTGTGTCATTTCCATCGGAATAAAGAACATATAGCCTTTTTAATTTCACCTGTTCTTTTTCAAATTGTGACTGCATTATTTCAAGTTTGCTTTGCTTTTCAATAGGCTTGCACTCTGAAAGATTTAAGGATATTTTCAAAATTTCACTTTCTACTTGTTTTTCAATATCAGCAGCCCATTCCAAAGAATTGTTACAGTCTGGATTGAAATTAGGCAAATACTTCATTGCTTTATCACGAGAACAGCAATATATTTTATGCTTTCCGTGCGTCCACTTCTGATACCGCATCTTGCATCCACACACACCACAATAGCACAATCCTGTTAACAAGTTGGCATCCGTATGACAAGCAGTTTTGTTTTTCCTACGTGATTTTCTGATTTCCTGTGCAAGTTCAAACCTTTCTTTATCAAAAATAGGTTCATGAAGTCCTTGATATACATTCCCTTTATATGGGATCATACCTATATTGACAACTCCGGTAAGCACATTTCTTACAAGTACCTCACTGTGAAATCCTAATGATTCCTTGATATATAAATCAGAATAACCACCAATAAACATATCAAGTGCTCTGTTTGCTTGTTCCTTACGTTCTGGTATAGGAACAAGTATTCCTTTCTCCTTGCTATAATTATAGCAATACGGAGTATTAGCACCACCAATCCAGTAACCTTGTTTGATTCGCTCCAACATACCACCACGCATACGAAGCATCATAGTATTTTTGTCAAGTTGTGCAAAAACAGCCATCATCTGTGTGTATGCCTGCTCCATAGGACTGTCATAACTTACACTGTCATGGACACATTTGAATAACACTTGGTTTGGTTGAAAAACTCTTTCAATTATGTATAATCCATCGATCATACTTCTTGAAAGCCTGTCTAATTTGAACGCAACAACACATTTAACACGTTTTTTTATGCAGTCGTTAATTAGTCTTTGTAATTCCGGTCTATCCATATTTGCGCCGGTATATCCATCATCAACATACCAGTCAGCTACAACCAGTTCATTTTTCCGGCAAAAAAGTTCTATGTCTCTTTTTTGACTATCAAGACCGTTGCCCTCTTCTGCCTGCTTTTCCGTGGAAACACGCATATATGCGACACATTCCATTTTCTTTACACTCCTTTCAATATATAAAGAATGTGCCGTATTTATCATACATACGACACATTCTAAAGCCTTTTTACAATGGTGTCAACAGCATATGGATGCTATAATCTCAATAATTTCTTTTGGCAGAGAAACATCTTCAATATCAACATCTTTGCCGTCTTGTGTAACTCTAACCATTTTTTACCTCCAGTCTGTTTATTTTTTCATAAACCTTTTTAGATATTCTGTTGACCGTTCTGTCACATACATTAATCTTTTGTGCTGTTTCTGTAATAGTTTTTCCGCAAGAAAGCATTTTAAACACTTTCTCTTCCTCTTCCGTAAAATTGGCGTTCAGGAAGATTTCTTCAAGTTCAGGCTTAGTCAGTTTTGACAACTTCATAAGCCAGTCTCCTTTTCTAAATTTCAGTTTACCTACGCAATCCAAGCTTCCGGCGGGAGCGCATCGGTATAGCGTTCAAATTCTCTCCATTCTTTGCTATATTTTGCATACCGCCCATGCTCTGCGGCAGCTACCTCATAAAGCTTCTCAATCTCTTTTACTACCTGCAAATACCCTGTGTTTTGATCACGCAAAATGTCAATGGCTGCTTTCAGACTATCGTATCGGCTCCGTAGGCCAACGTAAGCGGAATAAACCCTAAAACACTTTCTGACCGCAGCTATCATTTCGTCCTTCGTCATCTGCTTCAGTTTCTTTTTGGTTTCATCCTCTGCCCAAGAATCAGAACCTCCTATTCCGAAGTAGTCCTGTTCATACTCGTCAAAACCAAGCAGTCCTCCGTATGTCTCACCGGCTCCTGCTGCCACAAAGAATATATCGAAGCAATCCGGAACCCATTCCTCCTGGATATCCTCAAACATTTTTTCACATTCAGCACACAGATCGGCAAATGCCATTCTAAATTCATACGCTTCATCTTCATCTCCGGACAGTGCATTGATAAGGCTATCATTCCCATCTTCGGAATCCGTGTACCAATGCACCTCTTCGCAGGCTTCTTGGATGTCCCACAAATCCTGTTGGATGAAATCAAGGTTAAGATTTTTAACAATGGGCTTTTTATATCTCAGTTGTTTTGCCTTAAACCGTTTTGTTTCCTCTGCATCTATCATTTCTCGCTCCTTTGTTAAATCCTAAGACTTTAAGACCAAAGTTCCATTATTCCTTTCGACAGTATCCATTAAATGCATTGCTGCGTTTAGTGACTCCTTCTCTGCCAGAGATAATTCATCTGCAAACTTATCAAATATGCAGGAAAGATTATTTATATGCTCCCGTGTTTCCGCATTATATATTTTCATCCTATTCCTCCACTAAATCCTAATTTAACTTATTTAAAACAACTCAAATAGTAACTCAAATTTTTAATTAAATTTTTCACTTCTTAACTCAACTTTTGAGTTACTATTTCACTTTTTAGTTTCTGTTTTCACTTCCTACGCAAACCGGAGTTGCCCGGTCTGCTCTGTCTTAATCTGCATATTCGGTGTACGATCCGCCACGCATAGCTCCGGCAGATTTGCCCTCACCAGTGCTGCAGGTATAGGCGGACAAACAGCGTTGCCACATCGGCGGACCTGTTCACTGCGCGGGTAGGTCTTTCCGGTGTAATCATGGTCGATTATGTAATCATCCGGGAATCCTTGACATCCGTACAGTTCCCGCGGCTCCAGCATCCGAAGCCCGATATCCACAATCTGATAATCCACGCCCTCAATTGTCACCAACCCAAATCTGTCTTTGGTCGTAACCGTATCAAGCGGTTGCTCAATGTCCTGACCGGTAACATCCCCATAATATTTAATCAAAAAGGCTCTAACCTCTCCGAAGTGCCCGTCGCCGGCTGTAATTGTAGGTATTGGATCCCTCACGTCCCGGCCGTCACAGTGATTATTCATCTGGATCAAGTTTGCCGTCACCACACTGTTATGGTCCCATGAGGTGACTGTCGGCAATGGCTTCTCCATGCTCTCTCCTGCTCTCTTGTAGCCACCGTCATAATACTTATGCAGAAATGAGGTAACCAGTCCATACCGGTTCGATCCATCCACGGTCATGATCGGATCTTTTATGGTCTGCCCGCGGACTTCTCCCTGCGCTGTCTCAGAATGGTACTGGATCAATGTGGGACTGATTAAGCAATGCTCATTTTTGCTCACAATCGTAGTCAGAGGATCCCTTACATCCTTACTTCTGTCCGCCGTGAATCCGGTCTGACCGATCTGTACCATATACGGTTCTACGATTCCATACCCGTGCTTTCCGGTAATGGTCGGCATCGGCTCCCGGATGTCGTTCGGCCTACGCTCACCGCCATGATTGCACTGGATAATAAAAGGTTCCGGATTTTCCAGTACGAATTTTTTCAATCCTCTGGCAATACGCTCCATAGTCTTGGGAGCCAGCGGACGTACCGCCCGGATCCCGTACTTTTCCTTGATTTCTTCTGATGTGTCAAAAATGCTCGGACAAGGAAGAGAAAAATCAAGTTGTGTATATGCTCCAACATACGGTTTGAGAAGTCCTGCTTTTACCTCTTCACTGTCAGCTGGTCCATGTGTTGGCTCCGGCCATATGATGGGCTTCCCGTCACATCTCGCAATCATGAAAAATCTCTTGCGCATGGTGGGTGCACCGTAGTCAGCAGCAATCAGCTCCTTGAATTGCACCTCATAGCCTAAATCTGTAAGCTGCTGGACAAACTTCTCAAAAGTTTTACCCTGCTTTGCCTTAATGGGATGATGCCCTCTGTTTAGTGGTCCCCAGGTCTTAAATTCTTCCACATTCTCCAACATAATCACTCTTGGTCGTACCAGTCCAGCCCACCTGCAGGCTACCCATGCAAGACCACGGATAAACTTATCCTTTGGCTTACCGCCTTTCGCTTTGCTGAAGTGTTTGCAGTCCGGTGAGAACCAGGCAAGACCTACCGGATGCCCTTTGCATGCTGCAACCGGATCTACCTGCCATACGTCCTCACAGTAATGCTTTGTGTTAGGGTGATTAGCCTTGTGCATCCGAATAGCTTCCGGATCATGGTTAATGGCAATATCCACACTGTATCCGGTTGCCATCTCTATTCCGGTGGACGCACCTCCACCACCAGCAAAGTTGTCAACAATCAATTCTCCGTTAATCATGGCATCACCTCCGGCATAAAATCAGATAATCGCATTTGTGCCATTTCTGCATCTAATCTCTTTTTGGACAAATCATAATAATGCTTGTCCAGTTCAAAGCCAACATATGAATGGTTGGTTCTGTAGCAGGCTATCAAGCTGCTTGCACTGCCTACATGTGTGTCCAAGATAATGTCTCCGGGCTTTGCATAGCGGTTTAGGAGCCATTCATATAGTGCCACTGGTTTTTGTGTAGGGTGGATACGCTTTTCATTCAATGCCTTATTCCCCTGCTGAATAGTTCCTTCAGTAATGGACTTTCCCTGGAACATTCCGTTCCACATATAACGGAACAATCTTACAGAATCATGCATACTGCAGTAAGCGATCTCGCAGTCTGAAAAATCACTGTTACCATTGCACTTGTCCCATACAATTTTTCCTGGACTGAATGGATATTCAAAATAATTACATCCCCAAATTATCTGCTCTTTTGACACCCTAAACAATTCTTTGAAATAATCTTCATCCGGCACCTGCCAACATTCTGACTTTTCGTATATCCTCTGTACACCTATTGGAGATATCTTTTTACCATAGAATCCTCTTCGTTCAGGTCCTGAGAAATACGGTGGATCCACAATCGCAAGGTCAAAGTAAGCATCCGGGAACTCTTTCATCCCATCCATGCAATCCATGTTGTAATATCCAAAATCCATTACGGCTCCTTTCTCTTATTTCTGTGCTAAATAGCACATGATTCCACAATCCGGGAATATTTCTGTGTTCATATCTCCACGGTTGGGATCCAGTTCATCGAGATATAACGGCGTCCCGTCACTCTCTTTCAAAATCGAATATCCAACCAGTCGTTCCAACTGTGCCCGGCTCTCAAATACTTCCGGGAAGTCCTTGCGGATCCTGTTCCAATACCCCATACCGCCCTTGACACATCCGATGCAGTTATTGTTCGGATATCCCAGGTCATACATCTTCGGTCTGGGAAAAGAAAACGTTCTTTCAAACAGTCCGTGAACCTCTTCCTTTGACAGATTCCGGTCGATCAGCGGAAATTCATGCTCCGCTTGTGGATTGCTCTCTACCGTCCGCTCTGCTCGGTTGCGCTCTCGCAGGTCGAATCCCCATACATATGTCAGGTCGTATTGCTTATGTTCCTGCTCCCATTGCTTACGGACACGCTTTTTCATCCAGTTCGTACATGGAGCAAATCCGTTGCCTGCGCTGCGGAATCCTCCGAACGCTCGGACACACTCTTCCACACATCCATATTCCGTAGATCTAAGTACCTCAATTTCTTTTCCGATTGCTTTTTCGCAATCCTTGATAAATCTCATGCTATCCTCATGTTGGTCAGCAATGTCAATGTAAATCCACTTGTCAACATCTCCTGCAAGGTATCCCGCCATAAAGGATGATACTCCTGCGCTGATCCAACATACCTTTAGCTTTTCTGCCATAACACCACGCTACAAATTCTGTATCGTGGATCACCATTCGTTTGCTCTACATACGCTTATCAATAAGCCTTATAGCCACGGTGTTGTAATTTTTTGGTACGCCACCCCTATTCACTGCGCACCAACCCGGTTTACCGGGCATTCGTTATTCCTTTCTTACAATCGTTTCTGCCTGCTCCTTGTACATCCTGCCCGCCATCTGCACCAGGTAATGCTGTAAGGCTTCTGCAACGCTTATACGGTGCTTTACGCAGTAGCGGTCAACGTAGCGTTTAAAATCCTCATTCTCGGCATACAGGGCGGTATAATCAACTCGTTCCATCTGCATCACGCTCCTTTATATCAGTAGCAACATCATTCAAAATATCATCGCAATCAGCAACAGAAGGATAGCCATGTAATGCATTGAATCTTGCAAATGCTTCTATAGCCTTTTCCTTGAAATCATCAACTGCCATGCAATAGATTTCTTGGATTTTCTCTTCAAGCCATCCTTCGAATGTTTCTTTGTCTGTTGCCACTTCCACAACAAAGGTCTGTTTACTAATTTTTCCCATTTGCATCACACTCCTTTCGGCTTCTCGCACCGCTCAAATTCGATAATCCAGACCCACGGATTAGCATCCCAACCGTAGCAGTCAAGGTCAGATTTCTTGATGGTGCTGTTCCAGATTTTAATAAAATGATCTCTGGCTGTATGTACGCGATCATATTCATTCTCCGGGCTGTGGATAAACCCTCTGTTATCTATTGCTCCTTCTGCTTTTGCTCCATCTTCAGTGACATCCTGCAACCGCTCCACTCTCACATCCGTAACCTTAAGCCAGATACGAGCTGCTTCTTTCGGCATGTGGATTGATGGACGCTTAGACCAACTATAATTCCACCCCGTTTCTGGCTTTTCGTCTGATGCGACGTACTTAAACTCGTTATACCATGACGGTTTTGTCTCTCCGTCAATATCCAAATAGTACCCTATTTTCTGCCATACAGTTTCCCGGACATACAGGATGTCGCCAGGACAGATAGGACAGGTTCTCTCCGCTGTACTTAACTGTTCCATCTGCTCCTTATCAGCAAAGTTATGTACTGCATAAGTCCGCCTGTCGGCATTGTAAAAATCCATATCCGGTACGGTATACTCATTTGCATCTTTGCATATACGCCGGGTGCAAGTCTTCCGTCCGTCCAGAATCGCCCTCACCATTTCTGTATTGAATAAAATCGGCTTAATTGCCATCTGTTCCACCTGCCTTTACAATCTCCAACAAATCATCTACCAAATCCTTGACCTCATACATCATCATAGTGTCGTAGGATTTTGACTGCTGCTCTGTTGTTTTATTTCCATACTTCGTACAGTCTTTAAGGAATGCTGTGCGTTCTTCCAACTGCTCTACAATCTTGTTCTGGTCGTAGATCTTACTTTCTGTAAATGCCTTTTCCATCATCACTGCGGTTTCCGACTCATAGTTACCACAGCAGGTATTCATATCCGCAAGACAACGCTGGAAGAACTCTGCAAATCGGTCTGTGTTATAGTCCACTTCAAATGCCTTTGGAATATCAATTAGTATTTTCATCGTTCGCCCTCCTGTTCCAATCTGTAATTGCTTTTGTTCGCTCGTCTTTCCCTGTTCTGATGCCTCCGTCCTGATCCATGTACATCTCACATTCATAGCTTTTTGGAAATTCTGTTCCGCATTTCATACATTTGATTTTGAACATTACCCCAACAGCCGAATGTGATGACTTATTTGTAATGGTTAAGAACATTGCTTTTCCGCCGCAAAACGGGCACGGCTTTAATTCTTCACTCATACTTCATCCCTCCAATCAATGCGCTGCCCGCAATTCGGGCAATAATCATATCTATCATAATCAACCTCATAATGCTTACCGCAGGAAGGGCAAATCCATGTATCGTATACAAGTTGTCCGTCCGAGAATCCGTCTCCCTCGTAATCCGGTTTCTTTGCTGTCTGCTTCTCCACAGCTTTACGGCATTCTTCCACCGTGCCGATCTGGCGGTATGCGTCCCACTTATCAGCGTCTTTGTCTGTAAGCAATCGCAATTTATAATCTGCTTTCCCATTTAGTTCTGGCATCTCATATTTGGTTAGTAAATCTAATATAACATCTAATGCATCTTCACAATCTCCATAGATTTCTCTAAATTTATTTTTGTATTTTCGGTACTGCTGTACCTCTTCCAGTGCCTTGATTGCCATCTCGTAACCTTGGATTTCGTTTTTTCTCTCGTAATTTTGTGTACACATTTTGGCTAAATCAATAGATGTCTCAAGTTCTTTGATTGCTTCATTCTCCGTCATGGCTACTCTCCTTAACTCCATTTAAAATCCTCACAAGGTCTCATTCTCCGCTGATTCTTACCTCTTTTATTGCATATTCCCCAACCACCGTAATGACAATCTTCACAAGTAATCGGATATTGATTTAATTTTTCCTCAATACATTTCTTGCACTGGTAAGAATTTTGATTATACTCATACCGACAATTACGATTTTTGCGTTTGCATGTCGCCATATTACTCCTCCAACAGTTCCTGATTGTCAAATACATTCCCAATCACTGAACATTCATCACCTAAAACTTCATAGCTTTCAGCAGATAATCTGTTTGTCACTTGGAAGGAAATTGTTTCATCATCCCATACGACTTTACCGATGCAATCTGCTTCTGCCAGTCCGCTTTCTGTACTGTATGAATCCCAGTAAGCAACAATGTCATTCTCCCAAATCAGATTACCGTTCTTGTCTTTCACGCCTGTGCACTGGCAGATTGTGGCTGGGGCTACCTCAAATGCCACAAACTGCAAACATCCTTCTTCTCCGACCTTATCACTCTCATTTACCGAGTTACCAACTGTATGAATAAATACTTGCCCTGTTACACCATCATCAATACGATTTCCAATTACCCATTCCCCGTTATCAATCCGCTTTCCACGGAATAAATATCTATCCTGCATCCTCATTCCTCACTTTCTTTCTTAAATTCCGCAGTACACATAATAGCTCCATCGCCAACTCCTCGTCAGTCATGCTCCTGATCCGGTCTGCGTTGATCATAGGTACGTAGTGCTCGCAGTCTCTTTCTATGTCCTCATGTGGACAGTCGTTGATTTTCTCGCACCATGAGTACGCATCAAAACCATTATCCTTTGTTTCTAAATTCTTGCAGTTATTACACTTCGCCATCTCCTACCTCACTTTCCCTGTACGACTCCGGCAGTGGCATCCAGGCTGTAATATCAATATCTTTGTCCACTAATTCCCAATCGCATTTACCGTATTCTTTGAGATAATCAACGCAAGTGGATGACCACCAGTACCACTTTCCATTGCAATAAACCGCAGTATTCGCAAAAGGAACATCTTTTATGTCTTTGTAATACGGTTCCGGGTTTCTGTTTATCCATGTTACATTAACTGGTACAAGTTCCTCCGGCAGTCTCTCGCTTACTGGAATCCACACCGGCTGATTCTGCAAGGTGGTGATTGCCATTTGTAATGCTTCCTCACAGCAATGATCTACTCCTGTTTTTCCGTACATAGGACATTCTTCACAAACCTCTGAGTACCGTTCACTCTGAGCCTTTAAGCAGTAAATAGCTTCTTCTATCTTCATTCCGCACCTTCCATTTCTGCCAGTTTGGCTTCGGCTTCGTTTTTTGTGAGGAATACTGTTTTACCAAAATCACATTTTCTAAAATATGCTCCTATAAAATGATTTGTTAACTTAGCGTAAATTCTATATTGTTCTCCGCTTTCATAAAATGATACACTAGAAACATAAGCTTCATAGACTTCGTCTTTCATGTTCTCATCATATTCAATATCATCAAACACATTAAATGGAGAAGTGACTACATAAACGGTATCTCCCACCTTGCACGTTAATCGCAGTAGTAATCCCTGTTCCTCGGCATCCTCATATGCTGCTAATTTTGCAATAGCCAGCCTACTCTGATGAGCACTCATTTCACATGGCTCAAATAGTCTTTCTTTATCCTTAAACCATACCATTTCTGAATCAGGTGCTTTTTGTGTCAGTCTCTCCATTCTTGCTCCTTTCCGCAATCCTCGGCTTGCTCTCCATCACATGGTAGCTGCAGTCATATGGCTTTGTGCGTCCGATTCTAATAGCATCAGCAACCGGATGTGTAGCCATGTAGAGTAAGTCACCGTTCTGAAAGTTTCCTGTTCCCTCTCTCATACAGCTACACTCCTTTTTCCGTATGTACTTGCGATTCCGTATACATTGCAAATTTCTCTGTAATATTTTTCCTGTGCATGGATATGAGCATCCACACGGTCAAGTTCCGTCTCACACCACTTTGCAAATTCTTCCGTGGACAATGGTGTTTCAAAATTTTCAAATTTTTCTCTGTTGTCAATCAAAAAACACACCATGTCAACCGGAATGTGGTTCAAATCCGCAAGAATCTGAATCTGTTTATCCTTGTCCTCTGCTTTTTCATAATTCGCCAACAATTCATAACCTGTCATCTGCATTTATATCACCTCTTATCAATTTTGATTTCTTTATCGTAGCAACTCTTCTTTGGGTTCCCCTCTACCGGAGAAATCATCTTTTTAGGGTCTGTGGTGTATGCTCCGTTTAGTTTCAAACCTATTTTGTTTTTTTCATCCACATAGCATGACGGCTTGTAACGATCCGGTGGAATGTAGTTGTGAATGCGCCAGTGCTTCACCAACACGACACCGCTGTCGAAAGATAAAAGGAATCTGCTGTCTATCAGTATCTTCAAATCATCATCAGAAGCACCACACATCCTTATGATTTTCCGTGGGTTGTTCACAAATCCGTCATCATCAGCGTTCATACAGATATGGAAATAAAGCATTTGAGCCGTAGCAGGAATATCCAAAAAAGCATCACTCTCAATTATTTTTGCGCTGAACATTCGTTTTTCTGCCATTTAGAACTCCTTACTCAAAAACAGGCTTCTCAATATAGATCCCGGTGTTTTTCACCAGTTCTCTCCACAAGTCCATGAAATCCTTTCCGTTACATTTGTCTCCGGCTTTGTCCATGTGGTCAGAAAACTTATCCTTGAAATTCGTCAGCTTCTTCTTACTAAATCCATCTTCCATAAGAATTACCATTCCATATAGGATGTACCTTGTAGACAACTCATTGATAAGGTTGTTGCATCTGACCTGTTCCAGGATGCATTTCTGCGCTACAACCGACTTGTAATGTGGATAATCAGCTTCGGTAAATTCCTTGTACTCAATCGTCCAGTCTGCAAAATCGTTAAGCCTGCTCTGTAACTCCGTATAAGGCTCATTCTCGTACTTTTCGTTGTACTCGGTGAATTTACCGCAGAAGTCAGAAAGTCTCGTCTGTGAGTACTTATAGTCTTTCCACAAGGTATAGCAGAACAACGTCAGTATTCCGGTGAATGGACTTCGCTCCGCAGACTGCTTCAAAAGTTCTGTCTGCCGCATGATTTTCAAAATTTCCTGCGGATTGTCATATCGTTTTGGCATTTTATGTATCACCTCCAAGTTCTGTGATTTTCAAGTTCTTTCAGTGGCACATCCGCAGCATTCATCTTCGTATTTCACCATTTTCTGAAAAACTCCTTTAATTTATTGCATACTTGCTGAAATCTATACTTAAACAAATACTTTTTAAAAGATTCAGTTCCGTATTGATAGCAAAGATACATAATTTGTTTTTGAGTAGAAAGAGATTCATAAAACTCCTTGTCAGTTTCTTCAACGTATTGTAAAAGTACTTCATAGTCTGTTTTATTCATTACTTTCACCATCCTTTTCTCCATGCAAAAGTTCCATAAACCGAACAAATTGTCTTTGCGACACGGAATTGTTCTGCTTCTCAGGCTTCAAACCTATGACAAGATGCTTGTCGGCAATGTTCGCCAGTTCCCTTGCAAGGTTAATTTTGCCTTGTTGTATGCCCTGCGAATAAGTTTTAGGCTGTTTATATTGCCCTGTTACTTGTTTCCCTTTACCTTGACTTCCTGCCGTGACGTTGTACATCTGAATACCACTATCAGAACATTTTTTAATATACTCGACTTCTTTTTCATCAAGTTCTGATATCCCACAGGTTAAAAAATGCAATGACCACCCATGCGGATTATCTTTGCTCTTGAAGCCATGTTTTTTAAGGCTCAATGCTATATGGTCGTATTCCGCAAGGTGAGAAGATGTGCGCTCTAAAAGTCTGACAGCTTGCCCACAATACCCTCTTCTGATTCCTGCTTCGTCCACTCTGTAAAACAAATAGATTCCGCTAACATTCGATATTTCGGGGCATATCTGTTTTATTTTTTTCTCACGTTCTGCTTTCATAGCATAGATTTTCTTCCAATCAGCCATTCGCACCACCATTTCTGTACTTTTCAAGTTCTGCAATCATGGTTTCTCTGCCAATATCTCCACTCGCACGCCACTCTACCGCATGAAAAACTCCGCTAAGGTTCTCGCTCAAAACTTCGATTCTAATACTTGCCGACCTGATATACTCGATCAACCGCTGTGTATCTCGTGCTATGTCCTCGTAACCGTACTCCTGCAAGTGCTGAACCATGCTTTCAAGGTTTGCAATGCTTGAACTGTTCATCAGTTCTGGCACGTCTTTATAGCACAAATAGTCAAAACTTCCACCACTCATACACACTTCTCCTTTTTAATCACTTCATAAAAACTACCCATCTTGTCATACCTCTTTGGTCTCCAAGTAACGGCTTTTCCTCAAATATTTTCAGAACCTTTGAAAAAGGTATCTGTTGTTCGTTCCATTTGAATATCAGTAGTCCGTCCGGCTCTAAAACTCTCATGCATTCATCAAAACCTTTTTTTAGGTATGCTGGCCAATCTTCCGGAAGTACTCCGTATTTTTGTCTTAACCAAGATTTCACTCCGGCATGAATCAAATGTGGCGGGTCAAAAACAACCACTTTGAAGCTGTTATCTTCATACGGCATATTACGAAAATCCATTTTTATGTCAGGTTTAACAAGAAGTGTTCTTCCGTCACATAAAGTGGTTTCCAATTCTCTGTTGTCTGCAAATATGACATCCGGATTCTGCTTATCAAACCAAAACATCCGGCTACCACAGCAAGCATCTAATACTCTTTTACTCAAAATGGACACTCCTTTCCATTCCTTAAAATCCATTCCTTTCCTGCTGCCGCATAGTCCACATTCGCCAATGGAGCAATCTTTTTTACCTCTGCGACACATTCATCAGCATCGGTTGTATCACCGCCCAAATGGCACAATATAATGTTTTGCAAGGCATCTGATTTGTTCGCTTCGACAATTCCTTTGCAGGTCTCCAGTTCGCAGTGACCTTTTACCTTGTGAACGTAATTCGGTGCATCCATGTCAACATATTTCTTCTGATAGTTGCACTCGATCAGCATATGTTCTAACCGCTGTTTTTTGAACACATAAGGGCAATATTCAAGGTCTGTCAGATACAGAAGTTTCTGACCATCAACCATAATCAAAAATCCGTAGTTCTCTGTGCCGTTGTGTGGCACTTGAAAGCAGAATATGTGGAATTTTCCCATCTGTATTTCACGTACTGAATGGTCTAACTGCGGTTGCCACACCTTTATTCCCATGTGTTTAAGGTCTGTTATGGATAAACTATGGTCTCCTAACCATGCTCATGAGAAACTATGCAACCTACTATTCCGCACACATTCCAGTCGCACATACGCTTTATATCCATGATTTTCATTCCTGCATCAATAAGAAGAATTTCACCATCAGAAATCAATGCGTATGAGTTGCCAGAACTTCCAGAACCGCAACATTTCAATTTGAGCATTAAATCACCTCGCTTTCTATAAAACCTTGCTACATTACCTGTACATTTCCTATGTGGTATCTTCCGAATACATATTTGCGCTGTGTTCCGATTCCGATATACTTACCTGTACACTGAATAACAGACAGGACAGTTTCATAAGGGAATACAATATCCGGAACTGTCAATTCAATAGTGCAAGTCCAACCGCTGAATACATTCTGACAACATAGAACATTTGTGTTATTCAATCCACCATTCGGCACTAATTTTTGTTTTGCTTCTGCTTTCGTGAACGAAACAGGGAAACAGGTTTTTTCAAGTGTCAACGCTCTCTGAAAGTCCGTTCCGGCTTTTCCAGTACTGTCCTTAAAACCGAACGTCTTAAACGCTTCTGAAAAACTCTTATAAAACGCAGGAGCAAGAATACAAGGTCTGTTGGTTTTCATGTACTCGTTCCATTCTTCCTCTGTGTACAAACTTCCGTCATCATCATGGAAAGTAATAGGCTTCTCCCATGTAACACTCGTAATCAGCTTTTCCCACGGATTCTTAGTCGCAATGTACGCTTGCGGAATTTTCGTTCCCTTGTCATGCGCCTGTTTCCACACTTCCTCTCTCTCAAATGAACGTGCTTTCTTATGCAGAATCAAATCGGAATCTCCGATAAGTTCAATTACAAGTCTTGTAGCTTTGGGTTCTTCAATAGTTAATGTTTTAGTCTTTGCCATGATATAATCTCCTTTTCATTTTCGTGTGTGCTTACCGCTTTGTAAGTGGCATAAACAATAATTTTATTCTGTGGTGCGCTATATTGTAATATAATATCGTGTCGTGTTTTGTCCTTTGTTTTTCTGTTCTGTTGTAGTGGCTTATGCCACCTATAAAACGGTAAGCTGTTACTGATAGCACTTTGTAGGCGATACAATCCGTCCTATACTGTATTTTCTTGTACTTTGATGTTCTGCCTTTTTATGACCTGTAATATCAAATTTTGTTTTTCGGTATCATACCGCCTATAAAATGCTATCAGCGTATGCCTATAATCAAGTGCTTAACAAGTGACATAATCACTTGCATTGTGCTGTTGTGTACTTAATAGTTTTGTTCTTACATATAATGTTTTATGGTTTCCTGTTATAGTGGCTATGCCACCTATTAAACACTTGAAAATAGGCTGTGTTGTTGTTATTTGTCCTGTTATTTCCTAACCTTTATTGTTCTAAAAATTTATATATTCAAACAGTCAATCTGTTCAAATACCGTTTCCAATTCAGACAATGTGTGATACTTGCGCTTAAATGCTTCAAGTTCACTGATTGCCATTTTAAGTAAGGCTTGATATTCGTCATGCTGTACCAAAAACTGTCTGGTCGGCTGATACACTCTCTGTTCGGAAGTGATAGAGAACACTCTGACAGGCTGTTCATTTGCTTTCTCTGTCACAATTACAAGGCTTCTGATAATATCTCTTGCCTGTGTAAGTCTGTACTTTTCAGCGGCTACTCCGTCATTCCACTCGAAGCACTTATGTAGTTCTGTTTCGCTGTCTCTTGCCTTTTCAAGTACCTCTTGTGGTGTGACTTTTGCATCCCCTATCTCTCCATAAACCTTTTGCGCATCAGCTTTATACAGACCTTCTATTTTCCATTTGACGTTTTGCATAATCTCTCCCTACTTAAAGCAATCCGGTGTCTCTGCGCTGGCAATGTCCGTCTCTGCGGTCTGCGGTACTTCCTCAAATGTTGCGTCAGGAAACTCGATAGTGTTTGCATTTGCCTGTACCTCTTCTGCCACAACTTTTTCCACATCAAGTTTCACATCGGAAACATCAGGAAATTCTTCCTGCGCATACAAACCTTGGAATTTATCCGGAAAAGCTTCTCTTAATGCCTGTACAACAGCAACTTTTCTTATCATTGTTGCAGGCTTTTTAGACCATTGACCGTTGATTGTTCCATCTTTTTTTCTTCCAACATATTCATCGAAAGATACTGACTGGTACTCAGGTGTCTCTCTTCCTTTGATAAACACTTTAGCCCAACCTCCTACAATAGATTCGTCCTTAAGGACAAAAGAACCTTCTCTTTCTTCAACGGAGCCATCTTTCTTCTGAACAATAATTCCTGCTTTTTTTCCTGCATAATTCGGATTTGCATCGGCTCTTTTTGTAAAAACATCTTTTCCGGTAACAATAGTAGCAGGATCATTGTTTCCAAACTTAATGAGGTATGCTTCTTTCAAAAAAGGATTAAGATGCTGATATCTGCAAAGAGACATAAACATCATTACTTCCTGATCCGATACGTTTCCACCACCGCTTACAAGGTACTTTCTTACCGTTGTTGGGGAAATTTTTACAATTTCCCCATTTGATTCGTATTCCACAATTCCTGTGTTTTCCTGTTTCTTTTCGTCTGCCATGTTTCTACCTACCTTTCTACTTTCTTAAGTCCTTTAATGTTAATGATGAATACCTGGGTTGTCTTGGGATTCTGAATCAGTGCAAGGCAAGTATTATGCGCCCTGTCATGCTTCGCAATGTTCAAAACCTTTGCAATCATCCCGTCTTCAACAGAAACTCCCTTAACATAATTTTGTCTATAACTTCCAAGTCCACCCCATGTATCGTATGTTGAATAGCAATTACCGCTATATGTTACCTCTACCATGTCACCGACATGGATTTCATTTTCATTCTCTTCCTGCGCTTTCTCTTCCGGTTTGTAGTTTTCAAGGACAACGTACTCTCTGTGCCATGCCGATGTAACTGGTGTTCCATCTTTCTCGATTACAACTCCAGGTTTACTTGTAGAAATAACCTTAAATATATCTCCGTTTTTATAGGGAATAAGATAAGGATGCGCATCCACAATCTTGACGTACTCACCTACTTTAGCTTTTCTCTTCACCTCCCTGACACCGTTATCAATCTTCACATCTTCGCCCATCAGCCTATTAAAAGCCAACTTAGCACCAGTACGGAAATCAAATTCATCAGCCGGATTGCAGTTTGCTTCTGCTTTCTCGCCAGTGGACTTGTCCAGCGCAACTACTTTGTTGTCATTGCGGTAGATGACAATAGTTGTGTCTACTTTTTCTAAAGCAGCAGAGAATATAGAACCTATTTGGAAATGTTTTAAACCAATGCTTTCCCCAACTACATCTTTGTAAAAAACAGTGCCACCACTGATTTCTGTGATTTCAATTACTGCATCATTGTCTGCAAAATATCCGCTTTTGTATCTGTCTCCAACCTTAAATTTATGTTTTTCCATATTATTCTTCCTCGCTTTCCGGCTCATTCATAAATCCACTTGCAACTCCCTGATGCACTGTCACATCAGCTTTGTAAATCTCCTTGATGCTTCTAGGCATCACATGGAATGTCACATCTGTATCAGCAATCTTTCCTTTGAATTTCAAGGCTCCACGGTCTGAAAGTCCCAGGTACACACCCACGCAACACTTGTCATCAAAATTGAATATCACGGTGTCACCGGCATTGATTGTTTCTCCTCTTGTTGTCAGAACAGAAATTACTGTCTCTTTCTTAATCTGCATTTTCCGCAGCTCCTTTCTTTATCTTATCTGCAAATAATTTTGTGGTAACTTTTGCTCCAAATTTGGCAAAAGTAATTATCATAAGTGGGTTTTCTTCAATTAAAGAATCAAACGGCTCTTCTTCCATTGTTTTTACTATTGCTCTGCACATTTCATCAGCAGAAATCTCAACTTTTTTATCCATATCATAATCATCATTAGGCATTAGGTACTTCCTCCACTTTCAAACTCGCATCATCACTTCTTCGGAACATAATCAACTGACTGTCAACATCAGGAATCTTCCAAGGGTCAAGGCTTTCGGTATCGTCAACCATGATAGGCAATTCCACACCACACCGCTTCTGAAACGCATTGCAAATGTCAATCTCCGTCAGAATCCTTGCTCCGTGGTTCATGTTCCGGCTGTAAGGCTCTCCACGGTATGTAAAGTCACAACATTCTTCCGTGTCACCATTCACAAGAGGTCTGAACATCCGCACAGTGCAGAAGCAAAGATACTTGTTCACATCAGCTTCCAACAGTTCGTTCTTCTTCCGGCTGAATTTCTTTAACAGGTCAAGCTGTGCCTGCACATCCGTAATCTTCTGTGCAATGTTCTTGCGCTCCTGTTCCAGTTCTGTGATACGCTTATCCACACTCTCGTTAATGCTTACACTCGCCAAAGACTTATCAACCACAGAAATATCATTGCGGATCTGCTCTTCATCACCTTTTAACTGGATTCTGAGAAGATTCATGTCAGTGAATTTGTTCATGGAAGCTTCTTTCTCAGCAATCTGTGACTGGATAGCTTTGTATTCTTCTGTGTTGGAAATATCCACGCTTGCCGGAATGGAATTTAAGACATTATCAGCAATGGCAATCTCTTTTTCCAACCGTTCCACTTCATCCTCTGTCTTTTTCAGTTCCTCACGCTTATGCTCCAGTTCTGCCTGATCCGCTTTGATATGGTCAGCGCAGGAAGAACCCTCTTTGGTAATCAGTTCCAATTCATGTGCCTTATGCGTATCAAACTCCGTTCTTAACTGCTCTTTCTTCTCTTCCGGATATTCCTGCCCACAGTAGGAGCAAATCAGAGAGTTTTCATCAAATTTAAGGCTTTTATTCAAATCCCAACTCTTCTTCAATTCCTGTCTCTTCTGTTCATACTGTGCGATACGATTTTCCAGTTCCGTGATCTCTTCACGAATGGTATCTGCCTTAAGCAACTCTTTCTGATGCTCATTCTGAATCTGATTCAGGGTTGTGCGCTTCTCTCTTCTGTCCGCATCCAGTTTTTCATTTGCTTTCTGCTGTAATGCACTCAACTGGCCTTTTAACTCAATGATTCCATCAGACAGCTTATCGTAGGAATTCATGCTGTTCTGCGTATCTGTCTGCTGCTTAATGTTCTCTGACAGCTTATCCAATAAAGCTTTCTTTTTCAGTTCCAGATCCGCAAGGTCAATATCTACCCTCTGACGGCTCACCTCGTCAATACGGCTCGGAATTTCATCTAACAGGTCCTGCAAGCCCTTGGTTCCATTTCTTCCACTTGTGCCGTACAACTGCGTATTGCAACGCTTTTTTAGTTCATCAACCGTGCCATCCTGCAGAACAGTCCTTAATGCTTCAAACTCCGGAAATTGATTGCAAATGTCATCATTACTGTGCTGACCAAACATATCAGCAAGAAGTGCTCTCTGATCCGTGCCACCTTTCAGCAGAAGTGTCATGGCATTGATGCAAAGTGAAAACTTATCTTTTCCGCATACACTCTCTTCCAAAAATGCTTCAAAATCTGCTGCCTTTTTTGGAATATCATTCACATAGTAATCCGTGACATTTCCGGTAAACTCGCCTTTTTTATTGAAGTTCTGACGGCATACTTTTTTCAGAACCTTGTCTGTACCGTCAATCTCCACGGTAACTTCTGCGGTAATATCTCCGTCAATGTCATTGCCGTCCTTATCGTGCGGTCTGATTCCGGTGATCTCTCTGCCGTTCTCGTCACGGCATCCAAAAATATACTGAATTGCTCTTTTGATTGTGGACTTACCTGTTTCATTTACACCGGAAACCTCTGTCCGGTCGTATAAATCAGTGTCCACTACGTTAGAACCATAGAACTTGCAGAAATTCTGCAAAAAGATGTGTTTAATCCTCATTTTTCCTATCCTCCCAAAGATATAAATACAGTGAATTAACAAACATATAGATTGAGACCGGCTTGTCTGTCTCATTGATTTTCTTGTATAAATCTGTGCTTGGGTTCATCTTATCTACAACCCACTTGATCGCCCGGTACACGCTCTCCTTGGTTGTGCTGTGTTCCTCTCCTATAATCCGGTAGATTTCAGAAAGTCTTCTGTTCCGATTCTCAAACATCAGCGTTTCGACCTCGATGATGTACTGGAATCCCGGCAAGTACTGTTTCAGCCCCAGTTCTACCAAGATTTTTCTTATCTTCCTTTCCATTTCCTCACTCCTCCGGCTTTCAGTCTTCTGTTACGTGGATCATGTTGTCCTCTTCGCTGATATACAAGATTCCTGCATCTAACAGTCTTGCAATCAGAATCTCATTCGCACGGACGATGGGGATAATCTGTCGCTTCTGCATAAAAATACTCCTTTCTTAACCATTTTTTCTTCCCGGTATTGCGGTTTACAATTCTGTAATAGAATGCTGTTTCACGGTCAACTTCCCATTCTTTTGGACTGTAAAATATCTTTCCGATGCACCCTTTGACGGTAAACCGCTTTTTGGCACTCATACGGTGTCCTCCGCAAGTTTTCCTTGATTCCACCATGTTACATCATCAAAGCCTTTAGCCGTAAAAGAAGTAGTACCATTAGCCCACGTAAATATTTTCCCATCTTCAAATTTTGCAAAATATCTATGGTTCCAATATGCACTGTCGCAATCTCTTACGAATACCTTTGTGTCCACAGGAACCTTCGACCAGTCAACATGCGGTTCAACATATTCCTGCTCTGACCATTTTTTAGTTTTTTCTTTGCAAGAAGGTTCACTACATTCAACTCTCGAAAATATGCAATCTCTGCAATCTAATTCATTGCATTTATGAAGTTTTCCTTTTTTGTCTACCGTAATAGAGTGACCAGTCACGGCAATATCAAGAATCTGTTCCGCATACTTCTCTCTGTTCGTCATTTTCCATTCATCCTTTCCAGTTCTGCGCTCCTGGTTAATATCCAGTCTGCGTAATCACTTAATTCTGTCTTTGTAGCTGCGTTCTTCTCTCCGTGGTAAACCATGAGTACAATTCCTACATCACAGTACTTTTCAAACAATTCCGACAAGTAGTCGGCTCCCACATGGATATTACCGTCCACGGAGTAAATGTCCGTCACTCCCAAACGCTCCATGCGGTCTTTATGCCATCTGTCAGAAATCTGCATCAGGCCTTTGCAACCGCCACTTTCCACATCCGGTCTGCCGGAAGATTCTTTCTCAATCATTGCCATGAGCAGTTCCGGGCAGATGCCGTATTCCACACCGTACTTTACACACGATTCCTGCGCTTCATCGGAGATAAAACTGCCGGATGGCTGTGCTGTGGAAGTAAATGTAATTGAGAGTGCTATTATAATAGGAAGAAACAGCTTTATTGTTGTTCTCATATCACTGCTTACCTTTCTGTTAAAATTCTTCCATCTTGGAATACATACAGACTTTTTACTTTGAAAAATTCTGATTCTTCTAATTCCAAATTATTGCAGTATACATAGTGTGCACCAGTCTTTTCATCGTTTTCTCCAAAAACATCATCTGTATAATACAAAACCATTGAAGAAAATTCTTTTATGTCATTTTCCGTAACTGGTCTGAGAAGAAGATTTGATTCTTCCTCTTCATTTGCATGGTCAATGATTGCAATGTGTTGTCCGTCTAAACAATCATCCCTTAAGTAAACAGCAACATTTCGTTCATTGCTTTCAAACCATACAACGACTTCTGCATCGTCAGCGTTGGAATTTACATCCGAAACAGTAAGCCCTACCAAATCCCTTAAATCACTACCATGAAGTACTTTGTTGCCATATTTAAGTCCTCTATCGTAATTTGCTTTTCTTACGTTATTCACTTAAATGTCTCCTTTCATCTAAACACTTCTCTGTGTTTCTATTTTTCTTCTAATTGCATCAATACCTTTTTGATAAACAAGTGTTTTTATAGATATATGTTCCTCCCCATTCTTGGTGTATTTCTGCTCTATTACACGGAACCATCCGCAATCAACATATTTTTGATACGGCACATTCCATTTATTTAACATTCCTGCTTCACGCAGAAATGCAAATAAATTATTTCTTCCAAAGTCCTTAAATCCGAGAATTTTTGCCACTTTATCCATCGGAATTGCGGTTTTGCTATCTGCCACTGCGTCAAAGAAATCTGCTTTTGGTCGCATATCTTCAATTTGCTTCTCTTTTTGTGCAATAATGTTCTGTGCTACAATAAGTGCGTTCGCTACAATCTGCTCTGGTGTCAAATTCTCCTGATTTGCTATATACCCACCATTCTTGCGTATAGACGGCAAAACATCTGATGTTACCCAGTGTTTGAACCTCTTTGCTGAATCAAGTTTGCTTCCGATAATTGCAGAATATAAACCGCTTTCGTTTATTAAAGAAGACTTCATATTCATACCATCCAAAATGGATGATTTGGAATCTTCCTCGTCTATGCGCTTCATCATATTGCTCGTCTGCGCATATCCAAGTTTGTCAGCAACGTCTTTTGCCACAAACCAAGGCTCGCCATCAATAGTTTTTATTCTGATTGTTCCAAATTCATCCGAATTAAATATCTGTAATTCTTCCATGTTTCTCCTTTCTAATTGATAAAATCAGTTACACTCATGCCTAATGCAGATGCTATTGCAGAGATTTTTTCCAACTTAGGTTGATAACCTGATTCTCCATCTGTCTCATAATGTTTTTTCCATTCACTAAGAGTAGATGTAAGTACGCCGCTCATTTGTGCAACTTTGTAATCAGTCAATCCTAATTCATCTCTGCGTTTTGCGTAATTTTCGTACATTTTCTCTCTCCTTTCTTCAAAAACATATTGACAGTAGCTTAGTTTTCTAATATAATCATAGCGTCGCCTAAGTTAATATAGAAAAATAATCTACTACCTTTTTGATTAGCTTATGTTTCTAAGCTATGTATGTACTTTAGCATAGTTTTTTAAGCGTGTCAATACAAGATAGCTTATTTTTCTAATTTATTTTTTAAGGAGAATAACTATGGACGGAAACGGATACGAAAGATATGCTGAAATAAGGGATATTTGTGGATTCACAGACTACAGAGTATCTAAGTTAGCAAAAATAAAAGGTGGTACTGCTCCGATTTCTAACTGGAAAAATGGTGTTTCTGTTATGAAAGAAGATAAAATGAAGTCTATAGCTGATGTGCTTGGTGTTAGTTTAGATTATTTAAAAGGTGATGCCAAAACAACACGCTGCCCTATTTGTGGATATAATGTAGATTTCCTCGATACTTTTGACAGAGAGCATCATAAAGAAATACATGAAAAATTTATAAAAATAAAAGAAGTATATCCATTTTTTACTGGCTACACGGAGTCAGAAGAAAAAAGAAACAAAAACATAGATATTCTTAATTCTTCTGCTAGTGACATTGACCGGAAAATGGAAGCATACGAAAATTATTTGCAATCTTCATTTTCGTTAGAAATAATAAGCAGCTGTTATGACATATCAAATTTAGATTATGAAGAATTTTGCAAAGAAGAAGTAAGCTTATTAAATGCAGACAGTAATATCACAGAAGAACTTATAGACAAAATTGTTAGGAAATATGGAATAGATAAAAGTTATATGATATCTACCGATCATTTATTGATTAGGGCATCAAAGAATCCACGCATTTTAAGATTACTAAATTTTGCAGAAAAGCTTCCACTGGAAACTCTTGATATGCTAATCGTCCAGGCAGAAGCTTTATACAACAATAACCGCAAGGGATGATTATTCATCCCTTGTTTTTTCTTTCATAAGAAGATAAAACCATCTTAATTTATAAGATTCTTCAATAGAATTTATCATATCAATAATTTCTTTCTTGTACTCTTCTTTAGACATTCTCTTTCCATTAGTTTTAAAATTTTCTGCCATCGTAACCACACCCCTCTCCCCTTTAATTCTCCGCAGAATCTAAAGTAGCGAACGAACACATTATAGAACATACGTTCTAAACAATCAATATATTTGACGCACGTTTTTTATTGTTGTAAAATATCAACAAAAAGAGGACGGTGAAAACGCCAATAAACACCGCCCTCGCCAGAACTTGAAGTCCCTTGAAACAAGGGATGTTACAAGTGTATCATGTGAAAGGGGGATAAAAAACATGATGAAAAAAGACCGAATCAAAGAAATTTCGACACATCTATCAGTCAACCGTGTAAATTATATGTTAAGTTTTCGTGGGAATCTCCATGAATTTCTCAATGAACCGGACATGACGGTTTACAAGCTTGCTGATGAAGCTAATTTGCCTTATTCTACGCTTAATTCACTACTATACGGTAATTCTAACGACACAAAGCTATCGACCGCTGTTGCGCTTGCTAGAGCCTTCGGAATAAGTGTAGATGAACTGGTAGGTTGCGGCACTATGGAAGATAAGATGTTGGAATCTGTCAAGATATGCCGCAGTCTGCCGGAACACTCTCTGTACCTTATCCGTTACTTCATACGTCACCAAGCTAAAATCTATTCCAGTCTTGAAAAATCGCACAAGTATATTTCTGTCCTTAATCCACAGCTTATGAATGGAATTATCGCAACCACAAATGCTGTGGAACCCATGTGCATAGACAGCTTGCCGGAAGACATAAAATCCAAGGCTTATATCGGTGTGAAAATTCCTTGCGACTACTATATGCCGTTTTATCTGCCTGGGGAAATTATTCTTCTTGCTGCGGATCGTGAGCCGCAAGACGGTGAACGATGTATTGTGACCAGTAATGGTGGGATATATATTGTCGTGAAAACACATATAATTGAATATGGTGTAAGAAAATGGAGATATGTTCCGCTTATGTCTCCGAACAGCATACTCCCGGAAAATCTTATTGATGACATGATAGGATATGTGGTTGGTTTTGTCAACAATGACGGTGACTGGGGAATCAGATAAAGAGATTAAGAGCATGGCTTTTACACCATGCTCTTTTTGATTGATTTATTTTTGCTTTTAATCTCCGCCCATCGGCTATCATTCCTTCTGTAAATGGCAATTTAACTAAAACAAATGAAACAGTATCATCGTATTTCAAAACCTATACTGTTGGTAGTGGTAATGGTAGCGAATTAACTGATTGCAATGATTTGCCACTCTATTCCATCGGGTACGTCTATCCAACGGCAAAAAATAATGCCTTTTCAACTTCAAATATGGTTTTTACAATTGGAACTATTCTATCTAGCATTGTTTATAAAGTGCAATTTGCAATTAGTTCAGATGATGGTTCATTAAAGACTAGATATAAATCAAATGGCGGTTGGACTGCATGGAAAGCTAGTTAATAATTATTTATTAATTAAAGGAATAAAACCAATTCTACCACTGCCATCAATTTTAAGAGTAATCCCTTTTCTTACAAAAATGCTAGTAATGTAGTGGGCTTCAATTAGCGTTGTGTTATTTCTTATATCCGTTAAACCGATAGGAGAGCTTGTAGAAGTTGGAATCAATCTAATATAGCCATCACTCGGTATAATATAATTAGAACCAATAAATGAACTGATATCGGTAATTACACCTAAAGTTTTATCACCTAACTTGCCATTTACATCATTTATGGCTGCATTAGTATCATTGATGTCTTTTGCACCGAATGAGGTTCCTACTTGCGTATATTCAGTAACATCAACGAAAGAAACAGTTCCATCGTCATTTTGTATTTGCTGATATTTTCTTAACTGATTTTTAGTTGTGTCTAATACATCATCAACATAGTTCGTTTTTAAATCTGCCATAATTACACCTTAAATCCTTTCTGACCGCCAAGCGTAAAAGCAAGTCGGTTCTGCGCTTTTCTTTGTGCTACTAACGTATTGTATATTTTTAACTGCAACGATTCTATCCTGTTCCAGTCTTCATATGTTGGAACCGCTTTATTCTCTTTCCATGTTTTAAATTGTTCAGGAAATGAGAAAGTGGAACTGTTAATTTCTGCCAGCGTAGTTTCAAATAAAGTAACTTCATCGGCATAAATCAGATCTGCTTCAACCTTATCCTCTCCAAGATTAAAAGATGATATTTTATACATAGATTCTGCAGTGCTTTTTAGTTCCAAAAGATTATTTTTAATACGGTTGTAATCTGTATATAAAAAATAATCTCCTATATATGTTTCACCATTCCATTCAGAAGACCAATTTGTTTTAGGATCTGCCCACATTATGCTTCCTCCACATCTCCAAACAATTCTATATATTTCTCTGTATCATTCAGCCCCAAATACTCTTTTATATCTTCTTTTGTTTTCGGTACTATTTCTCCGTTTGGATAAAACAAGAAAAAATTACCTTTTTCTGTTCTGAATATTTTTCTGTTTGTCATTTCATCAACATATATTATTTCAGAAGTTTGCGTGTTATACAGAAGACCGTTAATTATTTTTTTCATTACAACCTCCTTATGTTCTCATTGCTCTTCGTAGTTGCAATGATCCACTAAAAGCACCATTAAAGTTTAATTTGTGTGTTTCCACTTCTACTTGTAAGCTGTTTACAATATCACTTTCCATGAAAATAATATCAGCAGCTTCCAGCACCGGATCCCCTCTGTATTGAACATCATAAGAAATATTATTCGCATAATAATTCCCAAGCCATTCAGCAACAATCCTTGCATGATCTTCCGTTGAAATAAGTTGGTTTTCACAATACCTTATTTCTCCAGAGTTGTTAATTGATTTCTTTAGATATACGTTATCTTCAACTACTTGCGGTGTATTATCCTCTCCGTTTTTAAATGTATATATTTTGACAAAAACATCTTTTGTTTTTCTTTCTGCGTATCCATAAGGATTTTCTGTCATGGAGTCTTTTTTCAACTCATAATCAGATAAATCTCCAAAACTGATTTTATCAATCAAAACTCTGTTTTTGGGGTATGCTTTTGTTATCTCAAAACGTATACTGTCGAAGTTTTCAAATTCATCATTTAACAATGATTTTTCTTTCAAATCACTATATTTGAAAGTCTTAAGAAGTGTGTCTCCATTATATGTAGATACTTTCATCTCTTTTGGAGGATTACCCTGGAATGAAATATACAATCCATAATACGTGTATGCTGCAGGAAGTTTTAATGTAAGTACTGGATTCTCCGAAAACATTCCATTTTCATCAGAAACATTGCTCGTAACATATCCTGTCTGTTCGATGGCTGTACCGGTATTCCTCGGAAGAAAAAATTGTGAACCATCTACACGCATAAAATTTCTTGTCAACTCTGCATATACATTGTTGTTTCCGTATAATACATTAGTGGCATTTCCCCACCACGCAGTTCCGTTTGATGTAACCTGCATATCTGCCGGATCTATAACATTTGCAAAGTTGGCTTTAATATTTACTCTTCCGTCAGAATCTACAAATAAAATGCATCTTGAAGCGTTGCACAATAATTGCAAGCATTCTTTGTGAGGTGCTTCCGGCATTGGATTGTGTAGGCTCACATCTCTTAAACAATCGTCAACAAAATACTCGTCAGGCTCGAATCCGGCATCTTTTAGAATGCTAATAGCTTCTGCATATGCTGTTCTATCGTATATTTTGTTTCCTATTGTATAGTTGTCTTCCAAAGTTGAAAGAACATCATTCGCGGTGAAAGACATTTGATTTTTTTTAGAGTTCCAGTCAGTCAAAAGCATCGTGGCTTTTTTATGCCATTCCACTGTTTCGTCTGGCAGGACCATTCCGTATGATAACTCCATTTTTTGTCCAGTTTCAAGAAAGTTGATAAAGGAATTATCATCGTCTACATTGTATACATTATTTTTATCCAGTATTGTTACAGATAATTTTCTGTATGGAATCTCCGCTGAAATTCCATTAACAAATTCTTCAAAAGATGCTGTTGACACATCATTATTTCTATATGTCAATCCAACACCCATTACGATTTTTTCTACTCTAAGCCGTTTATTTCCTCCGACCATAGATATAGGAATTATTTGTATATTTGTGGTGTTTCCGATTACATCTGTTGTTGAAAAATCGTGTTTATCATTTGTATAAGTCAACTCTTTTTCATCTGTAACAATTTTGAAGCTAGTTGGGTAATATTTCCCGAAATCTATCGTAAGTCCTTTGATGGAATACTCTTGTGGGAATGTTACTTTTACAGTTTCCATTACGTTTTGTGTGGTTAATGGAGCATTACGTAGCTGGTACAATCCGCTTGTCTCTCTCGGAAGAAAATACATTTGACCGTCTACACGCATATAATTTTGTTCCAAGGTAGCATATTCCGTATATTCTGTATCATTTCTAAATGGCAAAACCTTGTTTCCCCAGTATGCGTAATCGCCGTCAAAATGAGCCGTATTTTGTGCGTCACCATTTACTACACCGAGAGTAATTGATATGTATGCCCTGTCTCTTATCTTTTTCTGCATTGCAGACTTATAAGCGTTAGAAGCTTTTATCATTCTTCCCACCCACAATCAATTAAATTGAATTTACACGTTTCATAGTTCCTATAAAAAATATCATCCAAAAACAACGGCTTACCGGTAGTGTCTCCTGGATACATGGTATATGTATGCCTTACATTGTCGTCCCCAGTAAACGTAACCGGCACAAAAAATGGCTCTAACGCATCTTGCATTTCTTTCCATGTTTCCGCATCTAAACCATTCCATTGAAGATTATTTATCTTCCACAATTTTCTTCCGACTTTTTGACCGACAACTGCAGCATTTACATTTCTTCCCGAATCAACCGTCTGCGACCGAACTATTTCCATTCCTGGAGCCGGGCACGGAAAGCGTACTCCGTTTACTATGATGAAATCACTTGCTCTTGCTATCATTGTGTTTTCCTCCATAGAAAAAAGAGTGGGAATAAATCCCACCCTTAAGTAATAATCTGTAATCCCATAGCTTTCTGACCCCTTAAGCTTGCCCTTGCTATGTCTCTATCACCGATATTGACAGATGTTTCTTTTGCAAGTAACTGCTTAAGCAGGTCAATTTCCTGTTGCATCATGCGCATTTGCGCTTCTGCTGTGGTGTTAATAGCATCTTTTATTCCGGTGATTTCAACTCCACCGGCAACCGCTGTTTTTCCACCTACTGTTCCGGCAATCTCCGGTACACCGTTTTCTCCTGCCATAAACATTGTGTATCGGCTTGGAACGTAACCACCAGTTTCAAAAGTAGGAATTTTGCCAAGACTAATACTTCCTCCTGGTGCAAGTTGTATTCCGGCTACAGTTACAGGATCCCATGAAAAATTAAGTTTATCATTTATCCAGTTTGCAAACCTATTCCAAATTTGTTTGACAGCCTCTATAGCATTGTTCCACGCATTAGACAATCCGTCTTTAATGCCACTCCATGTCCATTTCTCGGTAGTAAAGTATGATTTTACATTGTTCCACCAGTTTGCAAAACCAATATTTTTCCACCATGCGGTAAATTCATTCCACTTCGTAGAAAGTGTGGTCTTAATATTTGTTCCTAATTGATTCCATTTTTCAGCAGAAAACCAAGGCATGACAGATTCATTAAACCAGTTTTCTACAATAGGTTTTAAATTTTCAAACACTGATACTAGACCAAATGTATCATTTATGTCCAGTTTAAATTGTGATAGAAAATCAAAAAACTGTCTTATCGGCATTGTTTTTGTTAAAAAATCTGCCGCATCAGAGTTCATCTGTTTCCAAGCGTCAAATAGTATTGAAAAATCAGTGTTTTTTATTGTGTCAAAGAATCCACCTTCTCCAAAAAATGAGAAATTTTCATATATTTCTTTATCATCAGGGAAAAGTGCTTCACCTAATGATTTTCCGACATTAAATCCAATCTCCCAAGTAACCGCAGATATTGCAACTGTCGGAACTATTCCTATACTTGATCCTAGTACTTTGGCTGATAGCTTGTCCGATATTTTCCCCCATATGATATCTCCAACACCAGTGAATTTCAAAAGTCCTATTGCTGTGATAATCGTGGTTTCAATCGGTGCAGCATCAAAACTTCCTTTCCATAGGTCGATTGCCGCATCTATGGCAGTTTCTATGAAATTTCCGGCAGATGTAAAGATTGCTGTCCAATCCATTCCGTCCAAGAAACTACCTATGTGTCTTCCTATTTTTTCCCAGTCAACAGAATCTATTGCTCTTGTGAACCAGTCAAAAATACCAGTTACCAGTTTGGATGTATCCATTCCGGCAACCTTAAACCAGGCATCAGAATCAAACTTAAATGCATACGACAGATCTTCTATAATATCTTTTACTGGCTTAAACACCTTGCTTACTTTGTCAGCCCAACCCATAGCTGTATTCTGCATCTTGTCAAATGCTTCCTGCCATACTTTTTCGTATTCAGCAGTAGCATCCATGATTTCCTTGGTAAGGTCAATTCCTGCTCCACCAGAAGAAGAACTTCCACTTGAACCGCTGTTAGGGTCAATGATATTTAATTCATCAATACCAAGTGTGTAACTTTTAGCCTTTTTTGCGCTTTTCCCTACTTTATCAAGTGCATCTGCCGTATCTTCCAAATTTTCATTGTACCCGGATACACCTTGACCGAATGCAGAAAAATCAATCTTGATTCCCAGTAAATTTGCCACACTAACAAGCAGTCTCTTAATCGCAATTACCACACCGTTAATGACAGGAAGTACTTTCTGCAATACCGGAATAAACAACTGACCCAGTACCATGCCGGCTTCTTTTACGTTGTTGGTAAACTGACGGATCATATTACTTGGAGAATTGATTGTATTCGCCAAGTCTCCCCATGATACTTTGGACTGGTCTAAGATTGCCAGTAGACGCAACTGCTGTTTCTCTGCCTGTGACATTTCAGAGACAGCTTTTTCAATGCCGTATCTGTAAGCATAGGTCTGTAAGGTGGCATTCGTGATATCAATACCATACTTATACAGTGCTCTTGACTGACCGATCAAACCGGACTGTAAATTAGTCGCGACTGTACTGAAATCCACGTTAAACAAAGATGAAATGTCCCCGGCAAGCATTGTCATGGACTTTGAAATTGCCGTAGTAACTTCTCCTGTCTGCCCTAAAGAGTTGGTAATAGATGCAAGCTGTGAAGCGTACTGCGTAATTTCCTGTAAATTCAGTCCCAGGTTTTTCATTCCGCTTTCAGAAATCAGTCCACCATCTACATCTACTTTCAGACCGGACATTTTACCAAGCAGTTCATTTACACGGCTTCCGAAACTCTGCGCATAATCCTCTGCGTTGTCGTAACCGAATTTTTCAAAATCCTTGCCCCATTCCTTGCCGACTTTATTAAATGCTACCGTGTAGTAGTTGAACGCTTCAATATAGTCCGTAGTTCCCTCTATGGACTTCCAAAGACTTTTAATTCCACGGATCACAAGGAAATATGTTGCGTAGAATCTGCCGAAAGCCGCTGCAAGACTGAATGTGTTCTTCGTAGCTCTTTTTGCGCTTGCCGTATAGGTGTTCAGATTCCGTCCTAAAGAGTTTGCGGCTCTGCCGGATGCCGCACCAGTAGATGCCAACCCTGCCAGTGCATTCGTCATGCGGATAATGTTCTCACTGACATTCGGAGCGGTTGAAAGAGTTGTAAATAACTGCTTCAAATTCTTTGCAAGTAAAGGAATGTTTGTGATTGCTCTTCCGGATGCCACACCACCAAGTCTTGAAATCGAAGATGCTATGCTTGCAATATCCCCTACTCCATCTACTTTAGTTCCTGCCATGTCTGCAGAAAAAGTCTTCAGTGCAGAAGAAATCCTGCTTAATCCGCTTGTATCTATTTTCCCCATTCTGTTAATGGAATTTGTCAATGTGGATATGTTCTTAATACCGCTCGTATTCATGGAACTGGCGGCATTTGCGATACTCTGTATGCTATTAGAAATGCTTGTCAGTTTGGATGTATCAATAGACAAACTTCTCTGAAAATTCGTAAGACTTGATGCAAGTTTATCCAGTGCATTTTTGGCTTTGTTCGCATCCGCACTGATTTTTATTTGAAGATTATCAATATCTGCCATACCGCACCGCCTTTACCGAAATAAAAAAAGGAAGTGTCTGCCACTTCCAAGAAAAGAGCGGCAAGCTGTGACACCTACCGCTCCTAAAATTACTTTTTGAGATATGCCCTTGTAACCGCACCGACTTTTCCATCTACAGTGATTCCAACACTCTTTTGGAATGCTTTTACTGCATCAGAAGTGGTTTTTCCAAAATATCCGTCAATGTTCGTCTTACCTTTCGCATTTACAGACGGCATAAAGCCTTTCCTTACAAGTTCGTACTGCACCCACTTGACATCATTTCCCTTCATCATTGCCAGACGCTTGTAATAAAGAAGTCTTTCCGGCTCTGTATAAGGGTTGCTATGTCTTGTAGAATCCTCATATACGGCATCTAACTCCTTGTACCATACATTCATGTCCACATTTCCTGCAATGCCGCCTACACGCCCTTTAGAAGTATACTGCCATCCTACCATGTTCGGTACTTGCGGTTGATACTTCACATCACACTTGCCGTTATTCTTGCCGTACCGTGCGATCCACATGGGATAACTCACACCGCCATAAGGCTTAATGTATGTCTTGTAAAAACTTTCCCCAGTGTATACACCGAACTGTAATCCTGCATCGGTGATGACCTTGCCGTAAGCATTGATAATAGGAATAATATTTTTGCCAAGGCCTTTCATCACGGCATCTTCAACATCAAGATATACTGTCACTTTTCTGCCATTAAGAATAGTAAGCACTCTTCTTGCATCAGATCGTGATTTTGCAACCGTTGTAATATATCCGTATTCATATACTCCGTGCACATGGACATTGTGCTCTTTACAACCTTTCCAGTTCTCCTCAAACTTCTTGTCCGGGTTCAAATCCTTACGGATGACTTTCAAAATAGCAAAATCAATACCGTTCTGTTTTACCGCCCACCAGTTAATCGTCCCCTGGTATGAGGACACATCAATTCCTGTTAAACTCATGTTTGTTTCTCCTTTTTTGGATGTGATAATTCAAAACTAGCCTGCATTGCCATAAGTCCTGCGAGGAACGCTTTCCTTTGCTTCTGAATTTCTTTTTCATTATTAGCAATGTCCGCACGTTCTATAATAGGCTTGTCAATATACTTCGATTGTGCTTTTCTACCGTTTAGGCAATGGTCTATTGCAAAGATTAATGCAGATATTCCATAATCTCCCCACCGTTGCCATGAGTTCCTATCTTCTTCCTCTTTTTTGAGTTTATATCCTTTGTAACACCACTCTAATTTTTTAGGATTCAGATGTTTGAACTCTTCTATCGAAATTCCCATGGAAAAAGCAAATGGAAAATATTCTTCCCATATTATTTTGTGCCAGTCGATTTCTTCTTGTGATCCTGTGGCATCTTCGTTACCTTGCTGTCCTCTTTCTCCATCTCTTCCTTGGTCTGCGTCATCATTTCCGTCAGACCCGACAGTTCGAAAAAACCGTCTTCTTTCATACAGTCTGTCAGTTCTCCATACAGTTTCACAAAAGACAGACCATTTGCTTTCATGTATTCTTTCATTAAAGCATTGGATTCATCCGGTGTAATACCTTCATGGTTTTCGATAAGACCAGCATAAAAAGCCGTTTTGCATACATGAGGAAATTCTGCAAGCATATATCCGCTACCATCTACAATTTCTTCTGGTGTGGGATTCTGTACATTTTTTGCTTTTTTAGCTACATAGCCACCGGAAAGCATAAGAAACATCTTTTGAATCAAATCCTTGCACTCCACAGCACCGAATCCAAACTCTAAAGTATATTCAACATCATTAACTAAAATCTTCTTCATAAAAACATATCCTTTCCCCAACATTTTGTTGGAAAGGAGCCGCCCGAAGACGGCTCTCTTTTTGCTAAATCAATGTTTCGTCTACCGCTTCATCAAAGTCAGCCACGGCAGTGTTATTTGTTTCTGACTGACTTTCTATTCCCCCGTTGTAAGTGCAACAGTAGAATCCAAACCTTTGTATTCCTCAATGGTAAGGTTCATTTCAATTGTCAGAAGTTCATTCTGTCCGATCTCTGGCTGTGGAATCTGCTCAGGTGGCTGTGCCACAACAAAGAAAGATTTCTCTTCTCCGGGAATAACGGTTTCAAACCACATTCTATTTCCACCAGTAAGAGCCTTGTAGGCTGTGATAAGTGCAGTCCATTCAGCCACGGTCTCTGATGTGAAGTTAACTGTGACTGCAAAAGATCCACCAGTATCTGCACGACCTTTTACATATCTGGTGATTGCATCTTCTAACGCAGAAGCATCAATCTGCTCCGGCTCAATGTTGATGCCGCCAATGGCATTGATTCTTGTAAGTTGCTTAAAACTTGTAGGTTTTGTTCCGGCGGTTGTCTCTGTACCATATCCGAAAGTAATACCTAAAGTAGAAATTCCGGCTGCTGCCATAATTTATACCTCCTTAAATTTGCATAAAAAAATAGAGCCATCTGGCTCTAATAGTTACAATGTATCATCAGCACCTACTGTTCTTCTGAACCGTGCAGTGCTTCTGTATGTGCCCTGCGAAGTATTATTGAACTCAGGCATGGAAGTTATTTGAAATCGCAGACGTTTGAAAAGTCCAGCAACCGTAGCCATGATAGCTTCGGCTTCTTCTTGACTTTTGTTGGTTATCACATCGACCTGGTATGATGCTGTGATTCCATTAACAGAACGTGCTTCAAGGTCTTGTCCTGTCTCTGCGAACGGCATAGCATGAAAGTACACCGTAGGGAATGTAGGGTCTGACAAATCCTTGCTTTTGTCCGTCACATAAGCTTTAGGATGGCTCTGCGGTATCTTCATTTTTAAGTACGATGCAATCTTGACTTTGAAATCTGATACCCACTGATATTCATTATTTTCCATTTGATGACCTCCTTAATTCTCGAAGATCTCCTTGAAACAGAATCACATTAGGATCATTATACCCTCTGTAAATTCTAGCCATAATGGATTTTGGGTTTATCCCTAGCAGTTCTCCCCACTCTGTTGCGCATCTTGTTTCTCCATTTTTTGTAATCAAAACATTACTTGTCTTGTTTCTTGCTTGTTCTTTCATGGTTATAAAGGTACAGTTTTCAGGGCAATAATTTTTATGGACATCTATTCTTTCAATAGATAGTTTTGGATTCCATCCATTTTCCAAACACCAGTCAGCAAAAGAATGAAAATCATTCTTCCATTTTTCGCATATGCAAATACCTTTTTCTCCGTATGAATAATATCTTTCAGATTTGGGGTCATAGCATCTTTTTCGCATATTGCTCCAAACTCCGTATAGCTTTTCATAATCTTTTGAAGGCATTCCATATGAATTTTTATTTAAGCATCCGCAGGATTTTGCTTTTTTAAGTTGATCGGTTCTTACATATTTTGTTTTCCCACAATCGCACTTTACTTTTACATATTTCCTGTTTTTTTCGTATTTTTCTTCTCCAATGATTACTACTTTTCCAAAACGCTGACCGATATAATAGTTCATAAATCTCTCCTTTTTTCTATAAAAAGAAAAAAGCAGGACTTATTGCTGTCTCACGACATGAGCCTACTTCTCATTAAAAATCTTTTCTGCTTCTGTTTTTACAACACTTAACAATTCCATAGATGTGTTATACATAAATGGTCTGCTGTCCATACCTTCGCACCAATAAACTTTCCCGTCTTTGCCTTTGTAAAACCATCCGTATTGACCGGATTTTAATTGCATGATGTGTGAACCACTGCCGTAATTCCATTGAACACCTTCCGGCAAAGGATATGGATATTCTTTCTTTCCACCCATGCTACCAAGAGTACCAAACTCAACGAAAAGCGCATGGTCTGTACCTGCAACCACCGCCCAAACACCGCCACCCTTTACGGAGCCAACATATTCCGAATGGATGCTTTGCAAAAGTTCCGATGTAAATATAGCATCAAGGTCAGCAATCTGCACTCTAGCAATCTCTGCGCCCTTTTCTGCCAGTGTTTCAGCCAGTATCCTACATTTATACTCTAAACTATTTTCATAGTCTCTAAGAGCCTTTACAGCTGCTTGTATGGACTTTTGGTCAAACAGATTGATATTGATAGGTTTAGCCATACTACTTCACCTTCTTCTGCAACAAGAACAAATCTGCTGTCAGTCCCTCGTCTGCAACGCCTTTGACAACATAGTCCGCAGTCTTGCTGTCAACAAGTCCGTCATCGTCACGACCTACTTCAGATTTCTTCCATATAACATCCCCTGCCTTAATCGGCAAATAGCCCTTGTCGGTCACAATCTGACAATACGAACTGGAATCATCAATACCAAATTCCTTTACCAGTACTTCCGACAGCTTATTGCTGATGTTGGCAGAAAAAAGGACGGGTTCTAAAAATTCCGTAATCGTTCCTTTGATTGACGGAATTTTTTCACCTGCCACTTCATCGTAAATAATGTTACCGTTTTCGTCCCGGTCATAAATCGTGACTTTTTCTCCCTGCCGTGAGTACTTCATTTCCTGCTTGTTAATGTCAAGCATCTTTCTTCACCTGCTTGTAAATCTGATTTACACCAGTGCTTGCCAAACCGGAAACAATTCCGACTGCAATTGCATTCAGCACATCATTTGCCGGGAAATCCGGAATAACATACATTCCTACTACTCCGAGAATGCCACCGACAATGCCGACAACAACCGGGATGTAGTTATCCTTAATAACCGGAATCAGCTTCGCTCCAATACCGGCAAGATAGCAGATAACCACAATTGCAACACAAGTTCCTACCTGTGAAAAATCCATCATTCCTTACCTCCGTTCTCTTTAATGTTAAGTCTTTCCTCAATTCCATCAAGTCTATGATGTGCAGATGCCGTACTGGCTTCAACCTTTGTCAGCTTCTGTTCATGCTCTGCAAGCTCTTTCTTCATCTCTGAACGCTCGCTTTTCATTTCATTGATAGTATCAAGGATGGTGTCCAGTTTCATGTTGATGCGTGTGTTTTCTTTCACACGTTCCTCAATATCCTTTGTGTCTGTTCTTTTGCTGTTTTTCAGACCAATGTAGACGGAAAAACCGAGTGATAACACGCTTATAATGATTGCTGTAGATAACTCTATAGTCACATCATATACCGCCTTCCTTGTTTGTTGGCACACCGCCCACCATCCTTAAAGTGTGCCGCCTGCAACCTTATTACTGGAATCAGTAACATGGTCACGCACAATCTTCTAAACCCCTCGATTTCGATGGGGTTATAAAACTTTTGCAAATGGAAAAACACCCACAAACAGTTCTTCCCGGTCTCTCCATGTTCTCGACACTCCATTCTCTGAATAGCTTGCCATGAAGTTTTCACCGGCTTGCGATCTGTCATACACGACAAGATTAACCACCACGGACTGAAATTTTTTCATATCCGCAGCAATCTTCTCTTCTGTGTAACTTTCCGGGTACATTCTCTTTGCTCTGATGTCGGCTTCTGCTTGAATGATAAGTTGTTCCAAAAGAGGATTTTCTTCCAAATGGTCAAACACGACCTCGGAGCTTTCGGAATCAATATGAAATTGTTTCAGACGGATTTTTACTTGCTCCAAAGTCGTATATTCTGCCATGTGTTACCTCTTAAAGTTCAAACTTTTCAATCAGAATCTTTTTCAGTTCCGCACCGCTGATTTCTTCCGCACCTGAGACACCGTGTTCTGCGGCTAACTTCTGCAAGTCTGCCGTAGACATACGGTTGATTTCCGTCTTAGTATATGCGGTTTCCTCCGGGATTTCTTCTTTTACTTCGGTGACGGTTTCCTCCGGGATTTCTTCTCCCGGAAGATACCATTTGCCTTTGTATTTGACTTTGTAATCAAATTTCATCAGCATACCTCCGATTAGTAGCACTTAATTACATAGGTGCTATCCATTCTCTCGTAGGAAGGAAGTACGATTTCAGACACGGTTGTCTTAGTCTGTACAGGGTCTTCAGAAACAGAAACCGCAACAGCAACACCAGTGTTCACAATAGAAACATCTGCGGTAGGCTTGCCCATCAAAGTGCGCTCTTCAGGAGTAGTTCCGTACCAAGTATTTCCAAGTGAACCGGAAGGAATCAATGTCGCATATCCATCAGGATAAAACTTGGTTGCTACACCAGATTCGTTCTTATACTGCTTAGAGTAAACAATGATATTGATACCAAGTTCGTTAGAGAAAATTTCCTTAACTCTTGCATCAGTCATCAGAACGTTAGCTGTAACATTCTGTGCTAAGATTGCGGACTTGATCTTTGCGTTCTGCTTAAGATAGTTCATGGTCTTACGAGAGACAATCATAATGGTAGGTCTCTCGCCTGTAACAGCTTCCACAGAATCAAGAGCAACATTTACATCGTCCAGTGGATCGGAGTTTTCAGTATCGTTCCACTTGTCTGTGGTCTCGGACAATGCCGCATAGTTGTTCTGCTTGTAAGTGCCGTTAGGGTCGTAGTTGTAAGCATAAGTAACACCATCAGCCTGAATGGAAATCTTAGGAGAACCATCCTCTGTAGGTGCTAACAGCTGCATAATCATACGTTCAGGAACTACATCAGCACCTTCCACAAGAGTATTTGCATCATCAAAAATTCTGCTTAATACTTCTGCTGCGTAAGGGTCTGTGCTGTCCTTAATACGCATGATTTCCTGTTCGTCCTGTTCTTTGATAATCATAGATTCACGGAAGAATGCCATTTCTGTCTCTTGCATCTTGAATCCTTCACGGCTTCTGATAGTGGAAACTGCATCAAAATTAGATGCTTTCAGGGTAACAGGAAGTCCATTAGAAGTCTTAATCCACTTCAAATCCAGTCCCATTTTCTTCTTGGCGGGGAATAAGCCGGAACCAAGATATGCAATTTTATTACTTGCAACTTCTGTATGCACAAGTGCGATTGCTTTCGCATTGTAGGCATCTCTAATGTTCATTATTTCCTCACTTTCTACCGCTATCTTTCAGCGGTCAGCGGCTACATCTGTCTGTAGTCGGTTTCAGTTATTCAAATACAATCAGTGATAATCCTGTCTTTACACCATCGGCAATGGTAATACCTGCATTTGCGTTAGCATTTGCTTCATTTACACAGGCAAAAGCCTTAATGATAGTTCCGTTGGGGTTGCTATCGTAAACATCGTTAAGCAAAATACCTACTGCTGCATCATCGGTGCTTCCGCCATTTACTTTCTTTCCTGTCGCACTAATAGGATTACCAGCCTTGCACACACCATTAGTGAAAGCACTTGCATCCAGTTTAATAGGAACAAATAATTCACCGCCCAGCTTTCTCTTAAGAATTTCTAACTGGGTAGTTACACTTGTTTCAGAGAATTTCATTTTGTGTACCTCCTTATAAGTACTGGCTAACTACAGCTTCGGCTTCTTTGTTTGTTCCAGCTAAAGTCTTGCCAATCTTTTCAGCCGCTTTTTCGGCTTCTGTTTTTTTGTCATCTTTTCCACCGCCAGCAATTCCACCTCCAGGATTAGTAGATCCGTTTGCAATCTCCTGCTCCTTGGCTTGTGCCGCAGCAGTCTCTTTATCAGAGATAATTTTTCCGAGAACATCAAAATCAAAACTGCCGTCATCCTTTACAACCTGTGCCGCCTGTTCTGATGTGATTTTGAATTTGTCAGCCGCACTTGTACGCTGAGTTGCTAAAGTCTGTGCTTTTTCCAACTCTGCGATACGATTATTTGCTTCCTCTAACTGCTTCGCTGCCTTTTCCTGTTCGGAAAGATTTTGGTCTTTCATGGCATTAAACTCTTTTTCAATGCCCTGTAACCGTTCCAGTTCAGCATTGTTTTTGGTTGCCTTGGCATTTGCTGTCTGAACATCTTTGCCGTTTTCGGCAATAACCTTTTCAATCTGTTCATCAGTTAATCCCATTGCCGCTAAATCTTCTCTCTTCATAAATTACCTCCGTTATGTCCTACGTTTTTTTACGGTGCAACGACACCGAGTGACATTGCCGATTTGTACGCTCACGGCTTTGCGAATTTTTATAAAATAAAAACAGCTACCTATTTCTAGGCAACTGTCTTATTTTGCATTTGTTTTACAATTTCCTGTGCTTTTGCCATCTGCTCTTCCATGTTGATAATGTCAGCAGTTTTCCACAGAGCATCAAGGTAAGGTTTGGAAAGGTTGAAAGTCTTTTCACAATCTCCCCAAAGTCCAACTGTTTTGATTGCAATAAGCGGATGAATACCACACTGCAGAAGTTGCAGTAATGTCTGCGACTTGGTATACATATTATCTTGTGGACTGTGGTTGATCTGCACATCAAAATCTCTAAGAGTGATTTTCAGATCCTCTTTCTTAATGCGGATAACATTCAGCGCAACCTTGGCCAGTCTCTTCTCTGCTGTCTTAACAACCGGATCCTTAAGCCTTGCTCTTGATTTTGAAAAATCCCATCCGTTTCTCAGCTCAACCGCACCCTGCGTATCACCGCCAGTGTTTCCTTGCTTGTTCGGTATTCCCAAAATTGAAAGTGCGCTGTCTGTTAAATCATCCTTGGAAACCTGTGTCTGCGTTTGGTCAAGTTCCTGAGACATGACATCCACATCAGACTTATTGTCTTTATTGATGGACTTTACAACCAACGCATGGTTCATCTTCATTTTTTTGAACTCTTCTTCGTCAATCTCACAGTTTACAAATTTGTACCATGCCTGGATAAACTGCTCTATGCCGTCCATTCTGTTTGACTGCGTATTATTGATTGCATCCAACAGATCTATAACAAGTTCAATATCAGACAACCGCTCATGGTTGTTCGGAAATTCTACAATCGGAATACCACCAAATCCATGAAGTTTCCATGTATCAGGAACAACCGCACTGTTTTTTATCTTACATTCATAGGATTCTGTGTAGCAAAGTTTGTACCACTCTCCATTTTCATCTTTTAATTCCTGTACCGCCAAAATTGGTTCTTCGGAACTACGGTTATAAATAACAAACGTGTTCAGAGGATTAGGTGCAACCACACGTATAGGCACATCTCCATTCACAATCTGAATAGCTTTGAATGATGTTCCGGTTGCCGACTGCCACTCACCAGCTTTTATGTCTTTCTCGTGCTTATTTGCATCTGCTAAGTAATCATTCAGTTCATCTACTGCCTTATTTACAGCTTCATCATCTTTTCTGCTGACAAACTGAATAGGCTCTCCGTAAGTCTGAGCGACCTTGAATTGCACCCATTCAAAAGAATGGTTCTCTACTACTCGATTGGTGATATCCTCATTTGACAGCTTTGTTCTGTATAGTACCGGTTGATCTCCTTTGTAGTACTCCCACAAGTACTTGATAACTGGCTTATTGTAATAAAAAACACCGATGCAATCACCGATAACCTTTACAATGTTGTCTTCGGTTATCTGCTCCACATCCGTATATGCAATTTTTCTACCGTGACAACCCTTTACAAGGTCTTGAAATTTCATAGTGTTCATATTTCCACCTACATAAATGTAATTCCGCTGCTCTGGTCTCTTTTTGGAAGTTTCTTGATCTCACGTTCTCCGGTCTCCGTATGGTAAACAACCATCTTATCGCAATTCCGGCACTTATATGTCTTGTCGATGTGTGATTTTGAACTGCATTCACCGACCAACCTTCCGCATCCCGGACAGTACACTCTAATTTTTTGATTAAAAATCATAAATACCTCTTTTCTGCGCACAAAAATACCGCCCACATAACATAGACGGTATTCCCGGCTGTTTGCCTTTTAGGAGGATTAGAAAGCATCTTAAATATTTTTGTCAGTTTAACATTACCATTTTTTATATATGACATTCAATGACATCATTCATTCAAATATCCTTCTCCGTATTTCTTTTCAAACTGTTTCAATGCAGTTCCGTGAAGTCTGACAACCTGTCTCCATGAATATTTCATTTCTGTTGCGATCACTTCAAAAGTTTTCTTTTCTATGTACCTTGCGAACAGAATATTGTATGTGTTTTCATCTTCCATGCTGTCTATCTGCTGTATGATTTTCTCTTTTTTATCGACAAGTTCGTCCACCATGCCATCTATTTTCCGTTCCATTTCATCAATTTTGGCATATTTTGTTCCTATTTTGTCAAAATTCGGTGTAGTCTGTACCCTTTCACCGCTTTGCGTAGCAGATATGCTTACCGCCATATCTTTGAGTTGTGCGATTTCCGTGAGTTTATTATTTATCATCCGATTAAGGCGGCTTATCTGCCCTAAATATTCTTTGGTTGTCATATCAATACCTCCGTCCGAAAGAGAATGGGTTTTGAATTGCTTCTACTTTTGCTACCCTGTTTCCGTTTGTAATTCGCAATGCAAAGTTTGAAAATACATCAGGCACATCATCTAACTGTTTTTTTCCTGAAACAGAATACCTTTTCAGTAACGACATCATTACACCGTATGGTTCGTTAGGCTTATACAATGATGGATCTTTGAATATTACGTGTTGTAAAATCCAGTTAGAGCACTGGAAAATTCTTGCTTCTTTGTTTGTCTCTGTCGGTGTGTCTGTGATGTTGCATATCCATCCTTTACTCTCTACACGCTTATTTACTTCCATCGCCACACGGTCACCGCCGGCATTACGCTCAAATTCGCACTCTTGCACTTTATTATTAACAAGTACATTTGCCGCATTTTCATACTGCATCTCATAATCCGCAGTATTGTCACAAACAGCATCCACGCAGTAATAATCTTCTCCATACTTTTGCAATACCGGAAGAACAAAAAAGTCGGTTCCTTTTCCCTTGGTATCGCATTGCCCGGTAATAATTTCCGGTTCCCCATGTGGCAGATTAAGATAACGTCTGATTTTTTCTTCCGGAAATAACAATCCCTCACGTTCAATAGGCTCTTGCTTGTAAAGACACCTATAAGAGATTTCATCCATGAGTAATTGTTGATCTTCAAAAAAAGCAACCGTAAATCCGGAAAATTCGTAGTCAAAATTGCTTAATCCTGTTTTTGGGTCAATATCCGGAACTGCAATTACTTTTACTCTCGGATTCCCTTCATACATATTTTGGATCCGACCGATTACATCGTTTTCGCTCCACCTGGTAGCAATATGGATCTCTTTGCAATTCTTTCCATCAGTATCTTGTGTCTTTCTTTGCCTTGCATCTACCGCATACTTGTCCCACAGTTTATCCAAAATTATAGGATTCATAGCTTCTTCGATGCCACCGATCATGTCATCTACGAACAAAAACTTTGATGCACGTACTTTACCAGCATTTTTGCTTCCTACGGATGTGCACTGAACGGATGGAAATGGTTTATATTTGCCAATGTTAAACTGTTCCATTTTTGCATTTGTGCTAGTTACGGAAAGGTTTGGAAAAATTTCATTCCAAGTGTACTCGTCAGAATTTGTACAAATATCGTACACACCGTCATAGTACATACGTGTAATATCTCCACTGTGGGAGTAAAACAGGTTGAAATCTCTAGGGAACCAACCGGCAACCAACGCATTCAGCATTTTTTCTACCGTGGTTTTTCCAGCACCAGGGATAAGAGACACGCATAGAATGTCGTATTTATCATCAATCATGCCTTGAATGGCATCCATGAGACCGATTTTAAGAAATTGCTTTCTACGTGGCATATAGAACCGCTCTCTAGGTTCTCTTTTCTTTTCCAAGTATCTGTAGGCACTGTCCACAACCTTATTTTGTGCTTCTAGTAGAAGAACATCGTACAACTTATCTGTCAGAGAATAGTGCGTCTTGTTCGCAAAGGAATACTTTTCCAAATCCCATATGGTTCCTCCAGTTCTTTCCATACAGAAACGCTCTACAATGCCTTTAGAACGATTTGTTATCTGTAAGCCATAAGTTATATCCTTTTCACCGTTTATAGCCACTCTGCAGGCTTCTATGTACGCATCAATGACCTGTTCATCAATTCCCTTGCGCTGTATGTAATTGTCATAGCTGTTTACTGCCGATATAAGGCTCTGACTTGCCAATATAAAAAAGCCTCCTTTCCTTACATTTTGGAAATTTGGCTCTCTGCGTAGGCACTCTACGACTGGTGCTCTAGAAAATATTCTATTTGCTATGCTAAGCAGTCCAAAACACAACATAACACATATGGTTTGTGTCAAATGTTATACTAATAATTTGTTCTGCACTCTTTAATTCTTCCCAATCCTGGTCATTTTGCAAAATGGCTTGATTTATATCATTAAGGTTTTTGCAATATTGCCATTTCACCAACTTTGCTTGATTCATAAATTATTTCACCACAATTCTATTGATTTCCCCACATTTTGGGCATTTGATTTCAGCCTGTCCGTTGAATTTGCCTAAAAGGCGGTTGCATTTTCTACAACGATGTTCGGACAGTTTTACATAAAAACATTTTTTCAAAGCTTCCTCGTCTTCCTTTGTATCTGCCACGACAATCGGGTCTTCTCCCAGTGTTGTACATTCAATTTTTACATTTTCAATATTCCCGATGTTTTTAGGTGTGACCTGTCGAAACGCATCACGTTCTATGCTCTCAATTACTGCCGTCATACTCATTTTTTCATCCACCTACTTTCATATCAAGCATATATAATATTTCCTGTTCGGATACTTCTTTTGCTCCTTCTCTAACATGAAACAGTATTTCCATTAGTTGTTGATTATCTTTATCCGTCATTCTGTTTTTATCAATTGTTTCATCGATGCAGTAATATAAACAATTCCCATATCCAACACCTAAACGATTCCCATAAAATGATTTTCCAACAATATCATAATTCTTAGTTTTTAAAATATCGTGCTGATAATCTAAATCGCACCACTTTTTATTATCTTCCAGTTTCTTTTGAAGATATTTTAAGAAATCTACTACTCTTTCTTCTCTATCACTGATGTATAATATCGTGTCTTTCATTTTATTTCACAATCCTTCTGCTTTCTTCCATCACTTTACAGTTCCTTGCAAAATCTCTTTCAATAAAACTTTGCGGTATCCTTCCAAAATTTTCCAAAGCGTACTTATCTACCGCTTCTTTTGAAACATCTATACCAAAATTTATCAATGCTTCTTTAGGTGGCGATTGATACCCGGATAAAGGATTATCAATGTTATTCATTCTTCATCCACTCCTCAAACTCTTTCCGGCATTTAGGGCATAAGTCAATTTCTTTTTCTTCTGTGTACAAAATAATTCCAAAATTGTCAAGCAAGCTATCAATATGGTAACCTTTTTGGATTTTTGACTTAATTTTCGCTTTTCCTTTTCTGATAAGTGTATTCTTTATTTCTACTCCACACCTATCGCAAGTGTTCCATTCTTTGATATGTTTCATATCACACCTCGAATCCTGCTTTACGGCACTGTTCTTTTAGGATTTCCGGTAACTCAATCCCATTTTCTTTTACGTATCGAACCATTTCCGCTAATTTCTCATTGCTGATTTTTTCTATAATTTCAGAATCTTTCAGTCCTGATTCTCGCAATTTTAATATATCGTTCCATTTTGAACCGTTTATCTTACAACAGTAGTCACGACTATATAAAACGTGACTATGTTTATCAAACATATTTGTGCAGTCAAAAGCAATACCAGATAATCTTGAGCAAAAATGGGCGTTTTGGCAACAATCACATTCCGTATCTTTTTCAACATACTTTCTCGGTTTATATTTCTTAAAATCTTTGCATTCAAAATCTAAATCTGTATCATTACCTTTTGTACACTCATAAATGGGATATTCGTCCCCTGTTTCTTCGTCAAAAGAATAATTGACAGAACAGTATTTGCAAGCAGAGCAGTCTCTAAACATATTTACTCATCCTCTTTTAATATCCGCCATTATTTTCACTGAGCCATTCTTTCAATGCGACATGCGCCCTTGCAAAACATAATTCCATGTCCGTATCATTTTCATGTACGAGAATCGCATCATCACCATCTCTTCTACACTCAGGATAGTCGTTTGCGCATCCTCGTTTGTAAATATAGATTCCCCAGTCACATATCTTGCTATATGTTATTTCAAGATGCATCGGAAAATCTTGTGTCTTTTCATCAAAAAACTTTAAGAAATCATTCATCCTCATATCCTCCGTAACCCATGCAGACGGAATCGAACCGCCGACACACATCCTATGCGGATGCCGCTCTTCCACTGAAGCTATGCATGGGAATCGCACAGTAAAACCTTTTATGGCTTGCGCTTGCCATAACCAAATTTGCACCGCCTACTTGTCACTGACTATCCACACAATCTCACAGTCTTGTCTGTTCTCTACTTCATAGGCTTGGTTTTCGCTAAACATATGTGGATTACGTTTTAGCTAGGGAATAGTTGCCGTGGGAGTCGAACCCACCCGACCAAAACAAGGTACGACTACTTTTGAATCTGCAAATTCTACTCGCAGAAGTTTTTTTCGTTAACCGATAATGAGCAACTACTATCCATACATCTCCCATCGACCTGAACTATTGCAGTAGTGCCAGACTAAGTGGAGATAAAGATAAACACGCCCGGAAAGCATCGAACTTTCGTTAGAGGTTTTGGAGACCTCTTTCTGACCAACAGACAGACGTATATAAAGTTTTCACGATTTTTTGAAACTTGAAACGGTCAAACTTTTTCATTGCTTTCCAAAACAAGAGGATTTGCCATTATCTCAACAAAGCTACTTACTAGTATTTTCACTTCTCAATAATGACTGCTGGTCGAATCCTTCATCGACGCACGCAGATACAAGGACTTGAACCTTGACAGCATTTCTGCTGGATAGCTTAGCAAGCTACTGTGTTACCATTACACCATATCTGCATAATGCAAGCATATTTTCCGGGTTCTGCTACGCACTAAAATGTCGCATAGCAATATGCAAGCATTGAATTTCAGCCAAAACATAGACCACCTGTTAACAGACAGCATAATTTGACCGAATAATTGCAGAAACAGATATTATGCAGCAGTTAGTCAGCACCTGTGAACAGGGACAAGCGTTATGATTTTCTGCTGTTTATCGGTAGGGTGTCTCCCGGCTGTTTACCTGACTTGTACATTTACGAAACACCTTGTGCCGCCACCGTATCTCACGCTTTGTTTTATTTCTGCAAGTTGGGATGATGGGACTTGAACCCACAGCCTATGCCTTATAAGGACACTGCTCTTTCCATTTGCGCTACATCCCAATGTGCGTTTCCATAAGCTGTATGCCTACATTTAAGGCGCTGACACAGCGCAACACTTATGGCTATTTTTATTTTCGCAGGGCATCCGCCAGTTACCTGCTAGTTGGGAGCTACCCAACCACCTACGCCAATTTTATGTCCGCAATGGCTGTGCGGGATTTTAATGTCTTTACTGACCATACCAGTTCTTTTTACAATGTCTCACTGGTGTACCCATTGATTGTTTTTTAAGTGGTCGCTCCACTCTTCCGACTCCGTGGGATGGGAACCGGAAAACCCTCACGAGCCTTGCGACGGCTCTTAACAGCATTCCGCTATGAGGTGAAAGGAGTATTCCATGTAGGTGGAATATTCGCAGATGGCAAAGACCGAAAGAAGAAAACATCTGCGAAACAGGACTACCAGGATTCGGACCTGGGAATGCAGCAGTCAAAGTGCTGTGCCTTACCGCTTGGCGATAGTCCTAAACTCCGGGAGAGAGACCATCTGCTCCCGGAGTATTTTTTCGTGAAACACCCTATATTGCTTAATTGTCACGCCTGCGCACGGTACTTTAAAAAACTTGTTGTTGTCGAACGCATTATTCCATTTTTCGTTTCCCGCACACAGGCTGCATACACTCTTGATGCCTTGATTTTTCTGCCACATATCCAATGCCAACACAACACAAGATATTTGGCAATAATAATGGCTTTATGAATTTAACCCATTCAACATTGTGATATGGGATAATTCGCATAATCTCCGGTAACCACATAGGCTATACCCACATAAAAGTTATTCCAAATGCAAGAAACATTGCAGTTGCAAAGAAGAATACTCCGTCTGATGCAGTTTTCTGCTTTGGAGCATATAATGCACTTGCTATTGCGAAAAACGCCATTACTGCAGTTGTCACAATTTTCAAAATTATGAATAAAATCATGTTAACTCTACCTCCCACACAAAATAATTTGCTATCAGCAATATCAGTCCGAATGCAATGCACAGAACTCTTGAAATTGTATCTGTGCCGGAATCCCGTGCAATCTGGAAATTACTTCCGCAAAGAGTAAGTAATGCTGTTGAAGAACATACTTTTAAGAATTTTCTGATTATCTTTTTCATTTTTTCTTCGTCCTTCCTTCAATTTCATCGATCATTGCCATTACCAGTGCTTTAGCAAACTGACTATTGTTATGCATTTTAATCAGCAGATTGCCCTGCCGGATAAGATACGACCAGTCATCATCCGTTTTCGGATTAGCGCACTCTTTATGGATTTTCCAAACCTCTGTGTAGATTTCTTTAATCTCCGGTGGCAATTCACATTTCTCCTTAACTGGCAAATCTTCTTTAGGCTCTTTATCAAGCCTGCTCTTTTGGTGCTTCATCTGACAGATAACCATTTCTGTAACGTTCTCACGGTCTCTTTTGATTCCGTGACCTTTCAGAAATAATTCGCATTGCAGAACTTCACCACATTTTGAACATTCGTCTTTTATCTCTTTCCCAAATATCTGCATACGCTTAATCCTTGCTTGTGACTACTGCTCTTAAAAATACTCCGATGATGAACAGGATATATACCCATGCAGGAGCTTGCAATTGAAACAGTATCCATGCTAAAACTATGTAAATGAAAATCATGTGGTACACCTCCTAAAGGGCTTTTTTATTTTTGAGGAAATTTGAGGTACTAAGTAGTGGCTGTTCGCTGGTCCTGTCAGACCCCCTCCCCCGTTGCCATCAACGCATTTCAACTATGCGCAAAATTCGCGCTTCGCGCAGTCTTTATTGTTACATTCTTAACTATCCCATATTTCTGCACGTTTCCGTTGTTGTTGCTAATCATTCGCATCTATGTTGCTATCGTCATACGCTCCGGAATCGGTCAACATTGATGTATTTTGTCCATTTGTACCGCCTAACTGTGGCAGATCCGAAGCAGTTAACGCTTGCTTGTGGTTCTGCTGCTCTCTCGATACTCCGGGAAGGTTCCATCCGTAGTGACGATTCAGGATTGCCAGGATCCCTACAGGGTTACGCTTTGCCGTGGCTAACTTTGCGCTTAGAGACTCTTCTCGAAAATCCGATATCTTTTTGCCGATGTCAGAACTTAATGGACTTGATTTAGTTCCCTCATCTCTCCAAGTAGCTATAGTATATCTGTCTATACCTGTTAATAAGCTAAATCCTATAGCTGATACCTCTTTATCATACATCATACACATATATATATAATAATCACATATGCGATTAACCAAATCATAGTTATAAGCATTATAATTACTATAACCACCTATAAACCCGTCTATGTTATGCATCTCTTTAGATTTAAGACAGTCAGGCTCATTAAATGCATGACGTTTGATATACATAAGAGCAGCATTCCAAACGCTTTGAGACTCTTTCTTAATATCATCGATTTTCTGATCCTTGCAGAACTGGGAGAGGTATAATTCCATGTCATTTTCATAAACCTGTGATGTTTCCGTATTTTCGACTTTTTCCATGTTCTGCACCTCCTAAAAATCTGCAATAAAAAAATCACTAAGCATCACTTAATAAACCCATGTTTTTTGATCTCCTCCACAGATCAGGCAAAAACATAAATTTATAAAAGTGACAAGCTAGTGACTTCTTGTCGTTTCCGGTCTGTCGGCTCCGGTGGTCTTGGTTACAATCTGGGCGGCTGCAAATCAAGAGGGGGTTTGATCTGTACCGCTGTCACTCGCACCGTGTTAACGTCGGCTCCCTAACTGTTTTTATCATACCATAATGGTTATTTAAAAATCCACAACATAATATCACAACCTTTTACGCATTTGACAATTTGTTACGGTGGTATGTCTGCCGGTAATACTGAGCAAATAAAAATCATGCGATTAAAAAATATCATCCGGTTAAATTTGACAAATGGGATTATTTAACAGACAGACAGGTAATTTTTGCAGATGTGTACATGGTGGGAGCCGACCAGATCTAGTATTTATATATACTTGGTATATCATTGTCTTTCTGCACTTATTTATTTTTATTTTATCTAACCTTTATTTTATCTAATCTCCTTTTATTTAATCTGCGTCTACAAAATGTCTACAATTTGTCTACAAAATTTAGCACGTTAAAATGTCGCAGTGAAAATAGATCAAGAAAAGCAGGTGTAACAACCTGCTTAAAATATTTGACAATATGTGTATTGTGTGCTATGATTTTAACAGTCTCACAGCGTAGATGGTCGTTGTGATGGTCCTGCTGCCAAACCTGGCGGGCACGGGTTGAAAAAATTATGTTTTTTGTAAAACAACAACTATGTTTTGTCTTCCGGTGTGGATGGATGCCGGAAGATCTTCCCGCCAATTCCGGGAGGATAAAGGATTGAAACAATTGTAATTTTTGTAATTACGCAGAAAAAGAGAGAGGTTTTATCCTCTCTCTTACTGTTTAATCTCTATTATCGTTCTTTCCTTCTCCGTAGCACTCATAAAAAGCATCTGTAAGCCGCCCGAGCTGGTCCGGTGTAAGCTGGTCTTTCAGGTCATCCGGGATCCTGTCATAATTCGCGCGGAACGTATCCCCGCAGCGCCCTATTTTTGAAGCTTTCTTGATCTGCTCCAATTTATACATCTGTCCGAATTCTTCCGGTGTAATTTCTCCGCTTTTTACAGCTTCCCGACCCTCTCTTGTTAAGATTTTCATTGCTTCTTCTTTTCTTACTGTTCCGATTCCGTTAATTCTCATATTTTCCACCTTTTACCCTTTCTTTTATGCTATTTGTTTACTTGTTCTTCTGATCCGTTCCGCTTTTACTGTGATCCGGTCAATTAGTGCCCTGTCACCGTATGCGGTTTTGCTGGCCAATAACTCCGGATCAGTCATGCTCTCCAGCGCTTGGAGCGTTTCCGCTTGCACCGTCTCCAGTGCTTGGAGTTCTGCCCGGTTAAATTCTTTCAGCCGTTCGGATTCCGTTGTTTCCAGTTGCTCCCGATAATACCGGAAGAACTGCCGGACGTTTGAGCGGATCCGGGCGGCTTTCTTTGCTGTGATCTGCTCCGGTGTTCCTGTCATTTCGTTCGCTCCTTTCGTTTGTTTGTATCTTGATTATATATCATGCTATATATCATGTCAATAGGCTATTGCAATTATTTATTGATATTTTTCAAAAATTCTTCAGCATCTACAATCTGTGGTTGCTCCGATAACTTCCGCTCTGCTCTCCTCTGCTCCTGGAGTTGGTGTAATCTTTCGTTTGCTTGCATCAATGCAACCTTTTCTTCTACTTCTGTACGCTCCGCATTTGCCTTTTCTGCGGTCTTTTCCGGCTCTTGCGGCAAATTCTCCGACTTGTTATCCAAAGCGTCTAAATAAGCCAATACAGCCGATACAGCTATATCATTTATATTTATGTCTGATTCTGCCGCTCTGTCCTTTGTGCCTTTTGGTAATCTGATTTGGACAAGATCAAATTTACTACGGTAATTGTTAATTGCTTTGCGTGTGTAATCTGCTGTTCTTGCCATCTGTAAAACCTCCCATAATAATCTTTGTTTTTCTCTTGTTAACTCGCTTTTTCTCACATTTTCATTTTTTCATAGAGATTGCTTCTAAGTCTATGTCATTCCCCTTGGCCATGAATCATGGATATACGGATGTTTAGGGTACACAAAACAAGACGTCGTCTTATTCTGTTATGATCGGCCTTTCTTTCCCCAACTCCTTACGGCAGCCTAACCTCCCATGTCATACGGGATCTCCTTTACTTCAGGGTCCTTAATTCCTTCGTTTTGCTTATCCATAAAGGGGCGTCATGATGCTCCTTCGCTGAGTCTCTGCTCTGATGGAAATAAATCTGACTTGGCTCTCTATGTTTATGAAATTCTTCTGTTCCTTTCAGCGCCTTACGGCGGACGTCTCCTGAATCTCACAGTTGGTCTTCTTACGCTACCTGCGGCTGCCTGTGAATGTCAGAAATCAACTTCTGTGCATCATAGGTCACTCCTTTTGCTAGGATGGCATAAAAGACTCTTATCAGCTTACAGCTGATGGCAATCACGGATTGTTTCTTCTTGAGCGGATTGTTCGCTCTTGTCGTGTAATACTCATGCAATGACTTAAACTCCGGATTCTTCGCTATCAGCGGAATTGCTGCATTGAACAGTACTGCCCGCAGCTTACTCCGACCTCTTTTGCTTATGGTCGTCTGTCCTTTGTGCTTTCCAGAGCTGTTCTCCCGTAATGAGAGTCCTGCCAGCTTTTGTATCTGTCTGGGTGATTCGAAACGCCTCACATCACCCACTTCTGCCAGAAATCCGGCTACCGTGATCACTCCTATACCTTTGATGGCAAGCATCTGCTCGCTTTCGGGTATCTTCCTGCACAGCTTTTCTATCTCCTCCATAACGGCGTCAAGCTGTGCCTTTTTGTATTCGTAATCCTCGAGCAACAGTTTCATTTCATACCGGGCAGCCGAAGAGCCTTTCTTTAAGCCGATGCTGCGTTTTGCTGTCTCACACAGGGTCGTTGCCCTTTTCATTCCTACAGCCCTAAGCTTTGCATCACGCCAGATTTGATTGATTTTCTCGGCTCCCAGTTCCACGATTGCTTCCGGAGTACAAACTTTCTTTAGAAGCAGCATACTGCTCTGTGCTTCATAGTCCCCAAACACATCTGTGTACTCGGGGAAATATATGGCGAACCATCTGGCAAATCTGTTTTTGATCTGGGTCATCTCCCTGATGAGTCTCTTACGATTGGCCACCATAATTCTTAAATCAGCATACACACCATCCGGTGTATATGGTGCAGAATACCGGCCCTCGGTAACCAGCTTTGCGATCACCTTCGGATCCTTCCTGTCATTCTTGCTTTGGCTGTTGTCATCCAGTTCCTTGGTCTGCTTTACCGCATAAGGGTTAACCATAACCAGGAGGATGCCCTCATCCTCAAGATAAGCGCCAAGGTCAAACCAGTAATGACCTGTCGGCTCGATACCTACGATTACATCTGACTTTCTGTACTTGTCCTGCAAATGCTGCATCCATGCTTTAAAGGCTTCAAAACCTTCTCTGCTGTTGCTGAACGTAAAGACTTTTCCGAGTTCAATGCCTCTCCAGTCAAATGCCCTGGCGTACTGTGTTGTGCTTCCGATATCAATTCCAACTACCAAAGTTGATTCTTTTACTTGATTGATTTTTTCATTCTGCTTATAATTCATTTGTGGGTGTCTCCTTTGAACGATGATTAATTAACCTGCCAGTTAACAATCATTATTCTATGGGTGGCACTCATTTTTTGCAAACCGGTTATTTGTTACTTAACAGGAATGCTCCTTATATAAATTGTTTTATCATATTATATAACACTTTATATATAAATGCAATATAATTGTATATATATCATATTATATAATTTTTATATAAACTTTTATATAAAATGTATTGACATATGATATATAACATGATATAGTTATCTCAACAAATAAAAAAGCCGCCCGGGCATCCTGGCAGATAGTCAGGCGGCACCAATCAAAAAAGAAAGGCACCCAAATTATAACACGGGTGAAAAGGTAAAAGCAATATGAGAAAGAATGAATTATTAGAAGCAATCAACAACAGCAAGGCAAGAAGCGCATGGAATAAAGGTGTAAAGATCTATGCTTATGAGCTTGTAGAAGCTCTGGAAGTTGAAGAGATCCCGCAGGACAAAACAGAGTTAAAAAGCCTTTTACTGAATGGCGCCGCTGACTGGAAACAGTACAGTTGGGGCGGCTGCTCTCTGATATATGACTGTGACATTGCAGAACGTCTCTGTTGCCCGTCTGAGTTAAAAAAGGTTTGCGGCGGCGAGAACAAACCAAACAGATCCGAGGAATGGTTAGACACACAGGCAAGAGCATTAAGCCATTCTTTTGATATAATTTATCATATTGTTAAATTTAGCAAGTAAGACAGGCTTACACCGGGGATCGTGCCCCGGCTTGCTTTTACCCGGAAACGGGAAAAATTGAAAATATGGAGGTATTACGCCATGAGCGAAAACGAACGCAGAAAAGAAGAACTAATAAGACGACTGGACAACCTCGAAGCCTGCAAAGATAACCCGGTATACCTTGCAGAGATCAAGAAAATACGCAAAGAACTTGCAGATATAAACTGCGAACAATAG